GATCTGGGGGGACTTCTGCAAAATCCGTACTCTACAAATAAAGGGTTATTGCCTAGTGGAACTGATTTAAATGATGTAACGGAGAATGGGCTTTATAGATTAAGCGGAGGTTCTTATATTAATTTAGCTGGTAATAGTTATGGGATATTGTCTGTTTTATCATATCCTAATTTTGTTATCTATCAGAAATATGTAGCTGCATTATCCACAGGTGGAAATACATATATAAGGCAATATTATGGCGGTGTATGGACGGAATGGGTTAAATTAAATTAGACTTGTTTTTATAGGTTGATTCCGACCTGGGGGGATTCTTGGGGATAAAAAACGGGTGGTCCGGTACAAGCCGGTTCCACCCGATACGACAAATCACTTATAATACGCTAATAGCCTATAATGAAGTTTTCGGCTAGTATTAGAATGAAAAGTTACACCATTTGAACTAAACTCTATAGATAAGCTGGTTGATTTTTCACCTGCAATAATCTTACTTCTATCAGTATAAATATTGTCCGAAACTGTTAGGATGAAGCCGGAGATTGCATAATTATCATAAAACGCATATATGCCTTCTCGCAACTTCATGTTTACATCAACATCAGGCTTTAAATCAATTGTTCCAACTGAAGAAACCTCTAGAAGTCCCCCCAGATCGCCAACAGGCAGAAATTCTTGTTTAAATTCCTACCTGTGTTAGTGTGCTGATATCTATATTTACCTTGGTTGCTGAAATGGTATTATTCATCGGTATACGGTTAGCAAAACATACTACAGCGTAGCCCCATCCTACTACATAGACATAATAGTTATCATCATCATCTTTATACATTTTTATTGATAACGGTCCAGAATTATGAGTAATACATAAATTATTACCATAACCATGTCCGCAGATAATAGAGTAGTCATCAGCTATTGCCGAATTACCTTCACCAACAATCTTAACAATCAAATTTCTATTTCTCGTAAAATCAATCCTATATAAAGCCGGAGAGCCTGTGTTTGCTGATAGATTTATATAGTTTCCATTTTGCAGAAGTCCCCCCAGGTCGAGATTATGAGATTATTTCTGTCAAAAAATAATGTATCTTATCCTTGGTGTTCTTGCTTCTGATGTTGTCATATTCAGATTTAATCCTTCATCGGATAATTTGTATGTTCCTCTTAGCTCCCCTGAAATTATACTATATTTTATCGTATTACTTTGGGTTGCAGATAAAGAGATGACTACAGTATATCCTCCATCTGAAATCGATAAAAGGCAGACTTCACCTAATGCCAATGTTACTAAAGTTACAACTGTTTCGGTCGATATATTTATGTTTTTTGATACCGATTTTATGTTTGGTATTTGCAGAAGTTCCCCCAGGATTGTAGCTAATTGCTGTTTTGTAACTTTTGCCACGTCATTTCCTTTTACAACCAACGCATAATCAAAGTCCGTCAACTGCGATACTTCATTTAATTTTTTATCTGCCATAATCGTATTTTTTTTAATTATTTATTACTGCTTGATTTTCTACCACTTGAACATAGCCACCCGAAACAAGATTTTCCAAATCGAATGCCATGCCTATTCCACTGTCACGGATACAGAGATAAAGAACTTCCTTATCGGTGTAATACTTGCCTTCCTCCAGTACCATGTTATGTACCCAAGGTATAGGATCATCCAATGTACCGGAGTGTTCTATCTGCACAACCTTGTACAAGGATTCCGTACCCGTTCCCGGCTTCCAGTCCTCCTGCGGTGTATGTTTCTGTACAACCTCGTAGAGTGTACCATCATAGCGGAACCGGAACGACACATCAACTTCCGTACCTATCAGATCCTCCCATGCCGGAAAATAGTCTTTCTTTAACAATGCTTCTTCTGTAGTAAGCCCGGCATTGTTGATATTCGCTGAGATATCATTGAGCAGCGTATCCACACGGTCAAGTGCTTCAACGTCTATAGCCGCCACATCAATAAATGACGTTTCGGCAATCATCTGCTCCTTCTGCTTCGATGTGATCTCTTTCCACACAGCCACATCCTCAGGGCTGTTTATCAACACCTGATTTTCAAATCTTCGTTCCGACAGAGGCATATCCTCGGCCTGTGTCAGATAACAATCATAACCTGCTTGTAATATCATCCTTGTTCCTCCTTTTCTTTTGTGTCCAAATAATCGTTTATGGAATCCGCATAAACTCCCGAAAACAACGGCGTACAGTCGCGTATAATTCGTATTTCCCGTTCATCGTAATCTACTTCTCCTTTGCCAGAGTAAATCTTATGAGCCAGAGAACTGGCGGCTATGCCCGGAACATTTGTGTATATGGCATTAGCCAATGACTCCGCGATATCCATCTCAACTCTGATATCCTTCTTTATCCCTGTGTAACAAGGAAATTTTGTAAAATCTATTTTCATAATTTATATTTTTAATTCCAACAATCAATCCAGTTCATAAACCACTTGTTATTATGCTTGTCATAATACATTGCTGCCGCCTTTGACTTGGCCAAACCTATCGAAGTGCTGACCTCCCCGGAATTCCAGCCGACAAGATTTGTTCCGGCTATGGTCACATCACCACCAGAAACGTTTCTTATCCAGTAGAATTGCCCGTCCTCCGCAGTGGACGGAACAGTCAGCGTAATACCGGACGTTACAGCCATGATAACACTATCCATCACTGACAAAGTTGTGCTCTTGCTTATTCTGCGCAATCTGAGCCTAAACCCACAGATGTCCCCCTTGACGATATACAACGCATGATTCCCGGTATACTGAAAATCATTATCATCATAAGCATGGGAACCTTGTATGTCAAAATACATGCCCACATTGCCATACGCCGTATTCGTTATATTCCTATTAACCGAAATACGGGATGGGCATAATATTGCCCCCCCACTAGATGAAGGAAAAGTATCCGCTCCAATAAACACGCTTGAATAACTTCCGGTAAATCTTACCAAGTTGGCGGAAAGGAGCATGGCATTATTCCCGGAAACCGATTCCATACTTGAGGTGGAAATATTGAAACCGCCAATATTTCCACCTGTGGCAGTTATTGTCCCCGTGATATTTGCCTTCGTTGCAACAAGATTCCCTTCCTGATCCACCCGGAACGGAGCACTGCCCGGAACACCACCGCCAGCCCATATCCTTACAGGTGTCGTACCAGCTTCCTTGCTCTCTCCCCCTGTAAGACCGGCTACAACATTGTTATTTGAGTCCTTTATTATCAGTTCATTGCCTTGGACGAAATCAAGACTGGCGTTCTTGGCAATAATAAGACTGGTATAGATAGGACCAACATTACTTAATTCCGTCCAGTAGGTAGTGTTGGTATAGGTTATAGAAGACGAAGATGTATGTGTTTTAATACACTTATAAACATCCCATCCGTCCACCGCACTATTGTTTCTCACCATTACGATATCAATATACCGCGTGCCGCTTGTAAGGGCTTCGTCATTTCTGTACGTTACCCCGGTTGTCCATTCGGAATCCCGTATGATACAGCCCTGTATTCCTTGTACGCCCTGATCTCCCTTATCTCCTTTGTCCCCCTTTTCACCATCATCACCCTTGTCGCCTTTTTCTCCGGTATCGCCCTTCTCAGCCCATACGTCATATTCGGCTGTATTCACTTCACCCGTCAAGCAGTATCCGCCATCGTTGAAAGTGAACCGGTTGCCGACATTATCCGTCCAACACCACAAGGGAGGATTCGTAGTGGATGCCTTGGCTACATAAGAGCCGCCACCCATCGAAACGACACCCATCTTGGGAACGACCATTCCGGTCTTGAACTGCCCCATCTGGGTGTAACCCTGTCCATCCACGCCATCCTGAATCATCGGCACGCTCTCTATATCAACCAATACACCTTTCGCATCATAGAATGAAAATATGATTTTGGAAGAAATGGATGAAGAAGGAATAGAGACACCATTACTGGTACTGATTTCAGAACCGTTATCTATGGCATATTTCAAGGTTCCATCCGTAGTGACTTCCGAAACACCGCCAACTGTTTTCATCCTCGTTGCAGAAATCCCGGAAACGGAATACGTACCGTCTTTCTTCTTCACAATATTGCTCGCCGAAGTGACCAGACTATACAATACCGCATTCTTACCGCCACGTACACCGGCAAGCGTGAACTTGAGTACACGTGACTGTTCCACACCGTCAGCCATAGCCTTCACGGTAATTGATATCTCAGTACGGTCAGCAAGAGCCGTTCCTTTCGCCACAGATAATGTAATATCACCCGTAGACAAGTCATAAGAGGATGTTACACCTGTCACGCTCTGCACGGATATGGAGGAAAGGGAAAGCTTTGTTGCTCCGTTCCACATGGATGCTGTTGTCGTAATTGACACCTCATCCACTGTTTTCCCATTCTCGTCCAATGCAGCATTATCCATCTGGTTATCCAGGTCGGCACTGATCGCATTGAACGAATGGTTAGCCCACGGTTCGGGAGTAGAGAAAGCACCCCATATACCGTCCTTCTTCGTTCTTTTGCTTACCCATTCATAGGGTATGCTTGCCGACACGCCTACAGGATCATCATTCCAGCCGGAAGGCACATAATCGTCAGTCTGTGATGTTTCTGGAGTGGAAGGTCTTGTATTCGTCGTGGTGTTCGTGAAGATAAACTCATGATCTTTCGCATCCCTTCCGTCTTTTCCGCTTTGGACAAGAAGTTCATATTCGTCGGTATTTATCTCGCCTGTAAGACAATATCCGCCATCGCTGAACGTAAACCGGTTGCCGGCATTGTCCGTCCAGCACCATAAGGGAGGATTGGTAGTGGATACTTTAGAAAGAAACGAACTTCCTCCCATTGTAACGATACTCATTTTGGGAACAACCAAGCCGGAATACCACGGACCGCTATTGGTCACGCTCACACCGTCCTTTCCTGGTGCCCCCGGTGCTCCCGTATCACCTTTAGAAGCAATCTCCAGCCAATCGCCGTTAGATCCCGGTGCAGCAGACGAACCATCCTCATTGATACACGCCCACATGCTTCCGTTATAAGACAAGCTATCGTAGTAATCGTAATGTACGCCAGGTATATAGCCTTCCTCACGGAAATTCAAAGTCTGTACAGGTGTTCCGTCTGGCTTTATCTGCTTGATAATACCTGTCATATATATATTATTCAGATACATGGAGTAACCATCCATGTTCAACCCGAATATATTCAGATTGGAAAGGTCGCCATATTGTAGGGCGACATTGGCGGCGGAGATCTCCCATGTATTCTGCTTCCACAACATACGGGTGTAAGTCCTTGTTTCATAGACTGAGGTCTGGCGCTCCGTATTAGTGAAGCTGCCGTATGCCACGAAAGTCATCATCTCAAAAGGGTCGAAAGAAGAAGGCCACGATGAAGAGGTAGGACGCAACTGGTACTTAAATGTTTCGTTTCTTTCACCTGTAACTTCTGTAATCGTGAAATAGACCGTACAGAATCCGGCAAAACGTCTGTTGCCCTTTCCATCGTCGTAATCCTCCGTAGCGTTCCCGGTGATGTTATGATAGATACCCATACAGATATCACCTACTGCGACAGCTCCGATCTCACCATCTTCCAGCTTAAGTGTACATGTCTTGGTCCCTGTATCTACTGTTTCTATAATGCCGGCTCCGGGCGCACGCCACTTGTCACCCAGCGTGACCATCACACGATTGTATCTTAATTCGGGAACTTCGAGAAACCGGCGGATAAACATGCTCTCAAACTCCCCATGCCCTGTATCGAATATCTTGGCTCCGAATCCGGTTAAGCCGCTTGCAAAACCATTCTTTCCGAAAACAGCACCGGCAAACATACTGAGAAGAAATTTAGTGGAATCCGCCACGTCCTTCCGCACGAATATCTCTTTCAGCTTCTCCGCACTGTTCTCTATCTCAGTCATTACACGCAATGCGCTCATCACATCCTCATCGGTGTAGGTGACATCCTTGTCACCCTGCTTTACGATGCGGTTTATCAGATTCCCGGCTATCTTAAGACCTTTGAGGTAATTAATGATCCCTTGCGCATCATCATCGTTCAATGCGGAAAGGAACCAGTTTTGTACAGGCGTGTCCTTATCCAGTGTGTATGCGGAGTTGGCGTGATCGGCGTTGGTGACATCTCCCCCTCCGCCACCACTGCCGCCACCGCCGTTCTGCTTTATCTCTTCAACCTCAATGGAGATCTTACTAAAGTTGCTGTTGATGCGGTCTGCCGTTTCGCTCCAAGTTCCTGTTTTGTTTATTGTATTAAGCTCCATATATCCTGTTCCACTTTTACCATTCCGCATCCGGATGCACTTCAACGGACAGATGATTCATTATTCTGATGATTAGGTCTCGTATCATAATATATATTTTGAGTGTTACTGATAATTTTCCGAGTTATTCTACAGATTTATAATAGCTAATACAACCGGTTCATACGCTCTTCCTATTTCACGCAATCCACCGCTATCATAACTCGGATGAACCCCGTCTCTTCCATTTTGTAGGACTGTCGTAGTTGCACCGTATAAGTCACATAGTGATTTTTCAGAAAGTGAGCCATATCCATATATATTGTCCATCATCGCATAAACAGGAACAAGAGTAACATAGTCGCTATAAGGATTACCTGTATCATCGTTTCCTTCAAACAGTGATATGATTTCTTCGGCAAATGACAATACACTATATTTCTTAGGGCTGTTGTTGTTATTACTACCGCCCGAAAAAATCATAAGTTCAGCACCATAAACCTCTAATCCAAAAACGAATTTAGTATCCGGATACTGGTTGTGAAATTTATCAATAATTTGTTTCGCACGTAATCTGGCTGTCTGTACACTTTCTGAATTTACGTCCTCATAAGACTTTACCTCGTTGTATCCCCACTGGAGAATGAAGATGTCAGGAGCATCAAATCCCCAATAATCGAAGTAGTATTTGAAATCCAACTCATCAGTTGACGGATTCCAGAACGGATTATACCTCGCATCATCCGCAGATGTGTATGTAATCGTTGCATCACCGGCCAGAGTGTTACCATTAGCGGATTGTGTTTTTGTGATTGTACCGCTTGACGGGAAATTCCCTGTTCCTGACGTATCATCTTCCGTACCATCACCATAATTAGGGTCTGAACTGAATTTCCCCAATTTTAGTTTTCCGCTATATTTACCATCACTCCCTGCTGTCAGTCTGAATCCTCTCACTACCCAAGATATATTATTCCCATCCAAGTAAGACGTACCGGGATAGCCTGTAACCGGTAATTCTGTAATCCCCGAAACGGTCAATATCTTTGCTGCCCCTTTGGGTTCCGTGATAAAGGACATGTTCCCGCCACTCTGTACCTCACCCCAAATATCTTCGGCATAACTGGAACCGGTAGTTTTAGTGCGGTTAATCATGGTTCCGATATATTCAACCGTAACATTATCTTCTTCAAGCAAATTTTTCAATTCAACTTGCCAGCCACCCAGATCAGATATACTATCCCCACTATCCAATATCTTAACTGTCTTATGGGATGAAGGATTGGCAAGTATATTAAATTTGACTTGCAGTTCTTGCAACAATTTTCCAAATTTTCGAAGCGTAAGCTTATTATTAAAAACAGATGCAGCTACGGGGACTCCTGACAATTGCCTGTCGAAAACCTTTAATGTGGCGTTTGACACTGAGAAATCAAAGTTATCATGACATGAGCATTTTATAGCCTGCTTATAATATAAATTATTTTGCCGATTGGCTTTGAAATACAAACTGGACGGCAATACTAATTTTGCCGGGAAAACTTCTTCATTTATAATTTGCTTAACTTCATCCTGTGTCGTTCCGCTGCCTATGCCTTCGGGTAAACTTTCCTCGCTAATTACATAATGAAAAGGCTCGTATTCAGTTGCGGTTGAACCATACTCAATCTGTCCTTCTGTCTTGTAATTTGAAGCTAAGAATGTCGCTCTGACATAGGCTGTATTACTTTCCAATGTAATGGTTAAGGTCTGTTTATTTTGAGTGGAAGTTATGAATGTCTTATCCGAATCGTATTGGCTGAAATAAATTGGCCCCAAAGCAAGGGGATGGGCTGTTATCATCTTTCCTCCCTCTACGGCTATATAACCGGACGTCACATAAGTGGTGCTGTTAGCAACAGTTCCATCCTGACGCAAAAATCCATTACCTGCCTTATCCGGATCAAATAAGTTTTTTCCGACCACCACTTTAGGCATTTGACTCTGTAATGTATCTAATGTTGCATTAGTATTATTTATCGCCTCTTCTTGTTTCGCAAACCTTTGCTCATTATCATAATTCTCTGTATATGGTTCATAGGATGTTGCAGTGCTTCCCTCAAAGAACATTGCATTATCAATGACAGCAGTTGATATGCTTAATCTGATGTAAGCAGCGTTTGACGGTGAGTTAGTCACGCCTGATTTGGCCGCTTCTTCTATCGCATTAAATTCTTTGTCAAACCAGACATTTGATGCACCGCCCGTATTCGTATTTTGGATATAATATGATGTATTTGGATTGACTTTGATATAGTGAGATAAAGACAGGGTTGAATTCGTTTTTAAATTACCTGAGGCATCAATATAATACCCATTCTTTACGGTTAATTTGTTAAATAAGTTCTTACCCAACGAAACACTTTTCTTATCCGCCATTTGTGTTTCAAGTTCTGTCTTATCAGCCGCCATTTGTGTTTCAAGTTCTGTCTTATCAGCCGCCATTTGTGTTTCAAGCCTCACAAACTTCTGCTCGTTATCATAGTTGTCGGTAAAAGGCTCATAGGATGTTGCCACATCTCCAAGCTCCATCTGCGCTGCACCCAACTGAGATTTAGATATTGACAGTCTTATATAAGCTGCATTTTCAGGGGTGGTAACAGTTCCGTCCTTAATTGCAGTCAATACTTTTAAATTATCGTCAAAGATAACGTGATATGCTCCACCAACACCTGTCTTACTAATATGATATTGTGTATTGCCTTCTATGGAGATGTAGACTGTTACGCAATATGAGGAGAGCTGTTTTAAACTTCCGTCTTGCCCCAAATAATATCCATCTGTCAGATTCGATGGATTTATAATATTTTTTCCGACAGAGTATTCTTTTTTCCCTGATATTCTAGCATCTATTTCGGAAAGTTCCGAGGTCAAGCTCTTGCGACCATTCGGGTTAACCACCGCATCGGTTGTGGTAGCCGGGTAAATGGTTTGGCTACCTTTGGTCAGCTTATATATTTTTGCCATAATAAATCTCCTATATTTCTAAATTAGTAACTGTTTCTTCTTCCTCTTCCGGTGGCAAAGGAGGTACAAAATCACTCAGCACATCTTCATATTCATTATCCGACAATGGGAACGCCTGAATCGAATTATATGCGGCATAATCGGGATAAGATGTTATTTCCACCGTGCTTTCATCGGTTTTCCCGGTAGTCAGTACGATTCCTGTATCTTCAACGGAAACAAGGTTGCAGATGCCATCCTGAAAGTCGGAATCGGATATGAAGTATTCACGTTTGACCTTCAACATACCGGGAGAAAAACAGGGGTTGTCAAAAGCGACAAGCAGGTTGCCGTCTTCCATGCGGCTGCAACCGACATACTCATGCCCGTCAAAGGAGGCTATGAACTTTCCCTTGAACGGATTGAAGTAAGTAAACCGGAAAGGAGTATTCACATCCCCGTTCAAGTTCTTCTCTATGATCTTAAAATCGGACTGATAATTGATTCTCATAACTATAATATTGATGTTACATCGTTTATCTCCTCGGCTGTCAGGTATCCGTTCAAGTCAACACTTCCGCCACCTCCTGTCGTGCCTGTAGGACTCCATTTTCCCTTTGTTTTGCATTCATATATAGGACCCGGTATGGTGTCACCCACAACAGCCCAGTCACCTACAACAGGAGATGGAACAGCCTCTTTCAGTAATTCAAGAGTAGAGAACAACCCCTTGTTGCGGATGCCGTTCTGCTTGACTTTTTCCACTTCGGTAGAAGTCTTGCTAAAGTTGTTGTTAAGACGGTCTGCCGCCTCACTCCAAGTACCTGTCTTGTTAATACTATTCAGTTCCATATCACTTCACTTTATTTGGGCAATTGGTTTTGATCCCATACAATCTCAGAACCTTTAACCATAATTATGCGTCCTCCCATTATCTGGGTCTGATATATATAACCGTCACTTCCTTTTTGCTCCGCGACCATACTATCCGGGCGGAAATATAATCTATCACTGCTAGAAGGATCGAACATGGAAATACTGGGAATCATCCCTCCAAGTCCGTACTGTAGGGAGATACTGAACAGTTCTTCCCCATTATAATCATACATTCTGATAGACGGTACGGAATACTCATCCTCAGGGGATATTACGATCTTGTAACCATTGGATGATATGACATTGACAGTACCACTAAACTCTCCCTCTCCTTTTATCCAGATATTGCCATCCTCATCAATTTTAAAATTGCCGTTAGGTGACTTTACATTTTTAAAGATTCCGCTTTCCGCATTGACTTCACCTCTGAACTTACCACCTAGAGCATAGATATATCCTCTCAAAAACACATCACCGCCATGAGTGGCAACGAAGTTCGCCATGTTCGCCCATTCCGTATCTGTGGGCTGGTAATTAGGATCATTACGGAACCTCATTACGGTCAGAATCGCCTGTTCAAGTTTTCCTCCTGCCCAAAACGCCACATCATCATCGTCATTGTATATGCCGCTAACTCCGGCTGTGACCTTCTGTAACTTGCCATTCTTGTAGTTGCCTAACTGGATCATATTGGCCAATATCAGACCACCAAGAATATCCACAGAACCATCCTTGATCGCACTGGCGATATAATTGATTGACTGGAAACCGGCTGTTGCCTTGTCATTGTCAAGAATTGAAGGCTTCCAGTCAGTAGCGATGGTTCCACGCTCTAACTGAAGGTCACAAACGGTTGCGGTACCACTGATAAGAAATATACCACTGCCATTGAAGGTAATCTTATGGGTATATCTCTGATAAGAGGATGTGAGAGGTTGAGAAACACTGAAAGAACCGCACGAAACAGACACAGACGTACCCTTTGCTTTATAACTGATAACATAACTTTCTCCTTTAATCAATGATACGGACTGGGACAAACTACCGATTGCAGCAGAGTACCCGGAGCCGGCATCACTGTCCGCAGATACGGTAGCCACTCCCGTCCAATATTCCAGTTGCTTGCTAAAAAGTTCGGTATCCGCCGATAGCTCGGTAGCGGCAGACAGGTCCTCTGTTTCATAATCTCCCGTAAATCCAGAATTGCGCAACAGATTGACACTACCAACGGCGGCATTGTCTATCGCATCCTTAGCCTCTTGGGCCAGATCAGCCGCCGCCTGTATCTCATCCGGAAGACCTTCCATATTACGCCATCCGGTGGAGCCTTTTTCGATGTGGAACATACCCTTGATATCAACACCTTTATCCTGAGTGTATTCCATGTAAGTGGTCCGGTCCTTGTCACCAATATACGTATCTCCGTACACCTTCATCCGGGCCTTGCCGGTAGACCTGTCAAAATCAAAAGATATAACGTCTTTCCCGGTCAAGGTAAAATCATTAATACCCTGATACATGATGATAGACGGAGAAACTTCGTTCACCGAAGAGAGAATTATCGCCGCCTGTCTGGTGATATCAGTCTTATGGCCCAATCCCACGATATCATCACCTGCCACCGGAACATCGTTCTCGACATTAGGATCACACACGGTCTTGGACAGGTCTATATAATTCTCACCTACTGCTGTGACCAACCGCCAGTAATAGCGGTTGCCGACATGATGCGAAATGCCTGTCTTGATATTGCACTCCTGTGCGATGGCGAGAGATCCCGGAGTAAACTGGTTCTCTATCTCAATTCCGTCTTCCTCTTCCTTGAAATAACAACGGTAGACATCATCCAACTCATCCACACGGTTGCATTTCATGCCTGCATGGGAAATCACCTGCTCGCCACCTACATACGTCTTCTTCTTTACTTCAAGCTCGTCAAAAACGGCTTTGACCTTGACATACAGATAATCAACAACAGCCTGTGACATACCGTTCTCAAGTACAGTAATTCCACTACCGTTCTTACCTATCAAAAGACCTTTTAAAAAAGTGATCAGACCGTTGGCTGTGTCGGCGATATCTTTGCGGAGGAACATTGCTAATGAGCGTAAAGCAGAGAACACATTACTATTGCTAGGAGCAGTCGAATCATTTGTACGGATTATATAAACCCCTTTTCTACCTCCACTAGTGTACGTCTGACCTTTATAAGTAAGATTGTCAACTTTATTTTCAAGCTCCCCAATTCGGGAATATGCTGTGCTTTCACCGATTGTATATACAGGAGCATCGTAAGGTAAATCAAGCTTTATTTCAAGACCTATAACTCTAGATATCCGACTAGTCTCAAAAAAAGATTTATTGACAAGCTCTATTCTTTGGCCAATGTCAAATGTCCGGCTGATCATGTTTTCTTTTACCCATGATGATGCAAGGGTAGTATTGTATGTACCATCATCGACCATCATCTTTTTTACACAATCCACCGTTTTGTCTCTTAATTCTTGCTCGGCATTTGATACGAGGCCAAGGTCTGTTATCTTCGTACTATCCCAGCCGTAAAGAATGAATTTATCTCCTGTAGTAGGTTTTAATGTTTCATCGGGCAATGTCCTTCCATAATTATCATTGGCAACAATTTCATAGACATCACTTTCAAGTGTTACGCTTCCTAAACTTGTGCCAGCCTTATGAAATGTTACACCAAAATCCATACCATTAAGTAAACCAGACTGGAATACCAACCTAAGTTCTTCTCCATCAATAATATAACTTTCATCAAAGACAAGCCCACTAGTATCGGTTACATAATAAAATGTCTGGGTTACTGTTTCTTGTGTTTCTTCATCTTCTATCGTAGACGTATAACTGCCAACCGTACCAACAACACATTCAGTACGTGGATAGACTTCATCAAGGAATATAATATCTTCAATAGCTTCCTCCTGCGGCATTTCCGTACCTATATCATAACCTTCTTCACCAATATATACCCTTTTACCATCCTTATACCGATAAGCATCAATATACGGTGTTCCTTCTGGTAACATCAACCGCTTTTGAACAATACCATTTACCACTACTGTTTCATCAACAGTCCGATAGTTGGAAGGAATGTTTCTTGTTGATCCAAAAGCATACACACGTGTAGCATAGGTTCCCTGGCTTTCACTGCGCGGCATTTCTTGGGCTTCCACACCCAGCTCTATCCTAACAGCATCTCCATTCTCACAACGTCCAAATCGGATAATATTATCTTCTACCCACCACTCACAATTCCACGTTTCTGCCATGTTAGTAAGAGCATCCAGCAGATTGGTATTCTCATAAGACATCAACTTAGCTGAATCCTCTACTGACGAATCTATAGAAAAATCGAAATCATTACCCCTGTATTTGTAACCAAGAGCTTGTAAGTTTCGGAGGAACACACCTAATTGCATATCCAATGAGGCAGTAAGGTTCCAAGACGCTTCCTGGCCTGCCACCTCCGGCATGTACTTGAATTTCTTATTTTTCCATTTCCAATAGTAAGCATCAAGACGCAACTCGTAATTATAGCCGCCCGTAGACTGGTCATAAGTAGGTGTCGGCAAATCTACAACTTCATATATCTTTGCGAATTTACCACCTAGGGATTCATCTAATATCCCCGACAAGTCCACATAATCACCCATCTTAAAATTAATAGGAGTTAGGACGTTAAAAGGAAGAGTAATGTAATCCTCCTTACCCAATGAATAACGACCTATCGAACCAACGTTGAAGTCTGTGGAGAAACGAATATCTCCTGATATGTTTTTAATGTCTATTAGTCCCATACGAGTATTGTATAGCTTCATACAATGTTATGTAGCAAATATACAAATAAATCACATGATAGCAATTATATTCAAAGAAAAAATCATGTTGTCCTATCCGCAGGATTAGGTTCCACTAATTTCAAGGAAAAACTAGCGATTCCCCTCATAAACTGTGTAAATTGGTTACATGACAAATAAATAGTCTTATACACAACATTTGGCTGATATTTGCTTCTGATATGTAATACCCCAGTGGCGAGTTCTTCACAAAAAGAATTATATCTAACAAAAAACTGATCTTCGCTTTTAGCCGTAAGATTAAATGTAAGTGTAATATTCCTTTCGTCAATCTTGGAATCTGAAGTTATAACTCGCTTGCCGTTTTCCAGACGTGACTTGTTTTCTATAAACTCTTTCATCGGCGGTGGTGTCATTAACGCCGATAAAGAAGAGGTATCCATACTTATTCCCCATGTGGTATAAGCATCCTTATCATTTATATAAAATTCTCCTTCCATGTTACATATTTTTAGTATTATCTACTATCTTATCTAATTTCGATCCTAATTCAAGGATAGGCTTTGTGTATTTTACGATATCTTCCAAATAACCGTTAGTAATCACATGCTGATTCAAGATGTTACCCAACGTAGCATTGCCCTCCGTTGAAATAGAAACCAAAGATCCTATGCCGACAACAACATTTATCATCTGGCTCTTTATTTCCTCATTTGAAACCTGCAAGGCAGTAAAACGTCCATTCAATTCCTCTCCGGTATCTTGAGACATGGTTTGGAAACCTTTGCTGCTTGCAGACTGGGAAGCTGCTTCCTGTGAAATCTTGTCATATCCGGTTGCGGCAGCAAGCTCATCACGCAGTTTCATGGCTTCATCCACATACTTCATATATTCATCTTGCAAGGCTTTCCTTTCCTCTTCGGTCAGCTCGTTATCCTCCATGCTGGCACCAAACTTTTCCCACCATTCCTCCAACTTTTCACTGTATAACTCACCAATCTTATTGGAAAGCATGGCACGCATAAAGTATTCTGATATATCTTCCGATGCTGCCTTCGCATCGTATTTCATATCCATAAGATTGTCTACAAAACTATCATACATAGAATCAAATGACATTCCAGTCAGACCCTCGTAAAGTTCATTCGTCAGTTCTTCCAACGTACCAGCTTGATCAATATAGTCATTCAACTTATCAGTCAGACGATCACCGTATCCACCTTTGCCGGTATTCTGAATGGTTTCCCACATATCTACTGTCTCACGGAGCATTTTCATTTCTTCTGGGGTAAGATTCCAGATATCACCATTCCAATCACGACCAATCTTTCCACTCAGACGGTCTATCTGTTCCTGAGAAAAACCGCCCCAATAATAATTCCAACTATGATGAGAACCAGAATAACGTGCTTGTTCCTGCGCTATACGCTTATAATTATCAATAGTTTCTTTTTGATACTTATAAGCATCCCGGTATGCGGCAACAGACTGCGTTCCCTTGCTTGCCTTCATTTCGTCAGTCAAGTCTTCAATGGCAGTTTGTAACGTTTCGTTACGGTCTGTCAATCTGTTGATAGCTTCCTCGACCTCTTTTTTATTACCGCCAATACCAAACAAAGAATTAAAACCACCGAAAGAAATCGCATTAAGGATATTACCTATTCCATTTTTCAATGAATTCCCAATTGTAACAAACAAGTCTCCAGACAAAACATCACTGATAATCCCACTGACCGCATTTAGAACAGCATCAAGCAGACCACCGACAAGATCACTCAATCCGTCTTTGAGTACGTCAATAATAGACAAAATCCATCCGACAATGGGAACTTCTTGAAGCGATTCCGATGTCTTACCTATGACGTCCTTGAATCCGTTCACGGTTTTGATAATTCCACTATATGCGTTATACAACCCTCCGGATGAAATCTGCTGCAAGCCTCCCAACAAATTTTCCATGCTTGCTTTCAGTCTGGTGGCGGTATCAGTCACATTACGCTGGGCCTGATTGGCGATATCCGTCTGTGTCTTTACATTGGCGGATGCAATGTCAGCATTCTGTCGTGCTATATCAAGGGCATTCGCTGTAACCTGCTTTTCTTCTTCTGTTCCACTCTTCTGTGCTTTGGCGTAATCATCCTGTGATTTCTTTAGTTTTTCCAAAGCGGCTGTTTCAATCTCTATGGCATTGATACGGTTTTGTTCGGCTGTATGATAGGCTTTTACATCCTCTCCAAGTTTCTTGAAGTTGACTCCACTTGTACCACCCAAAGACTTTTCCATCTGGCTGATGGCGTCAATCAATGATTTCTGGCTTGCCTGATCGGAGTTCTTGAACTTGTCAGTCCGTACATATTTTTTTGCTTCGTCCAAGGCAGGCTTTACCATGTCGGAAAACATGGAACCAAACTCACCGAACACAGTAACCCAATCTATATTGGCTTTTATGGCTTCCGTTTCCTTGTTCTGTATGGCAACATCACGTTGTTTCTCCAGCAACTTTACTTGTGCACTATTAGCACCGCTTTCTTCCTGCGCTTTCCTTATTTTTTCCGAATACTCTTGGGCGATAGCCAATTTCTGTTGCTGAAACGTGCCATATTCTTTCAAGTAATCGTTCAAAGCCTGTTGTTCGGCTTTAAGTTGCTCCTTGGTTACATTAGTAATATCTTTATCCCTCATGCTTTCGGCATTGGCATAAGCTTCCGAGATTTCCCGTACCTGCTTGTCGGTCAACTTGCCATTACCGGCTTTGCTCCATTCTTCCTCCTGTTTTCTTATCGCATCAAGCTGTTTTTGATAATCAAAGTCAATCTGTTCCAACTTCTTTTCCGTGCCTTCTTTCATCAGGTTGATTTCATCTTGCTGATTCTGACGGCGAAGTGAAAGAAGTTGCCCATCCAGCTTTTCTTGGTTTTCCTTTTGCTTTTTTGCTAGATTTTCCTGTCTGGTTAATTCGCTCCCAGTTACTCCGCCCAGATCCTTGTATGCCTTTTCGGATGCCTCCATCTTATCTTTGGCTTCTTTCACCTGTTTCGATGTAGCCGTCTGATCTTTGATTAATGACTCATACCCTTTTTTCGCTTTTTCCCATTCGGCTTTAGCATTTGCCAAATCTTCCTGATATGTAGTTTCTTTTGTTTCCTGTCTGTTCTCAACTTCCAATTGGACATTGATTTCCGACAAGACATCCTTTCTTGCGTTTGCCAATTCATTCTTCAGGTCTTCGATACGCTGTGCCTGAACCTTCATTTCGGAACGGTTGTTCTCCTTCTTAGCTAAATTATAAGCCCATTCCGCACTTTTTATCTGTTGTTCCAAGGACTCGACTATAGCCTGTTTTGACTGTGTTCTGGATTTTACAACTTCTTCATTATATGCCTTCCAAAAACCAATCAAATCCTGTATATGACCTTTCTCATCAACATATTTCCTAAAGAGTGCTGGGTATAGTTCCTCAATATCTTTTAAAGCTTTGAGTTTAGTAACATCGGCTTCCACCTCGCTATTAATGGTGCTAACAAGACCTTCCAAAGTACGTTTCCGATCTTCCTCGTCCGTGTTGAGTTTTTCTATTTTCTTGTTATATGAATCTAAAGCACGTTCTGCTGACGTTGTATTATCGGATAACGACCACATTGCAGCTCCAAGCCCTACAACAGCAGTTGCCAATAACACATACGGATTAGTAAACATAACAGCGTTCAAAGCTTTTTGTGCCGTTGTTTGCAAAACCAGCCATCCGTAGTGGGCACGTTCGGCAATAGTTAGAGCGGCAATACCTGAAGCTTGTAAAGCTTGCAAAGCCGTGACTGTCATCACAGCCACTTTATATACGCCATAAGTTGCTACAAGACCAACAAGAACTTTTCCCACTTTCTCATAATTCTCAACCAAATAAGAAACACCGGACAGAGCTTCGTTTATAATTCCTTCATTGGCTTTCCCTATCTCATTGAACATGGTGGAAACAGCATCCTCTATATTAGAAATTTGCCCAGTGATTGTCTTGGACTGTTCTTGCATAAGGTTGTAGAACATTCCTCCCTCATTTGTAAGGTTTTGGATGACTTTCTGGACTTCCGGGAATCCCACTTTCCCTGCTTCAACTAAACTTTTTACTTCTCCTTCTGCTACTCCGAATACTTTTGCCAATTCGCGAATCATAGGAATACCACGACCTGTAAACTGATTTAAATCTGCGGTATATAACCGTCCTTGCGTCATGGTAGTACCATACAAATACACAATATCACCAAGTGGCTGAGAAAGGCCGGCGGCTATGTTTCCAAGACGTATCAAGTCGTCATTTACGTTTTCAACATTTTCTCCATAAGCAAGAAGTTGTTTAGCTCCATTTGCTACGCCTTGAAGGTCAAAAGGAGTGGTAGCAGCCGTTTTTACCAATTGCTGCATGAGGGCATTAGCCTTATCCTCACTGCCAAGCATTGTCTTAAATGCAACTTCCAATTGTTGGAATTCTCCTCGGACTTGTGCAATATTTGAAATTAATTCTTTTGCAGTAAAACCAGCTCCGAATGCTGCGGCAGCTCTAGTCATACGGTTAAACAGTTCTTCAATACCTAAACCGCTTTGCTCTATTTGCTTGGACGTGTTTTTTACACCATTCTCTACTTCACGAAGTCTACGTAAGAAATTAGAATTATCACCTGTAATGTCAAAATGTATTCCAGCCATAGGTCTTTTCGATAGAAATAGTTCCGTGCAACATCACACGGCATTGCAAATATAACAATAAATGACATAGTTAGAGTCACAAAACACACAAAATATATTCAACGGTTTATTTTCCCATCTTTAATTTTGTTTATATTATTATATAAATATATATTTGTAAAATATTACAACGTAAAAAGCAGAGCAATGGATTTTAAGGATCAAGTTGTACGGCTATCTGATAATATAAAAAAACAAAAAGACAAGATAGCTACAGAAGAAGCTACAAAAAACGCATTTATAATGCCAATGATTGCAGCCTTAGGATACGATGTTTTTAACCCTTTTGAGGTCGTGCCTGAAATGGATTGTGACTTAATAAAGAAAAAAGGAGAAAAAATCGATTATGCCATAATGAAGGATGAAAATCCTATACTTCTTATAGAATGCAAACACTGCAAGCAAGACCTAAACCTGCATGACACCCAACTACAAAAATATTTTGTAGCGTCAAAAGCCCGTTTTGGCGTGCTTACCAATGGGATAGAATATAGATTTTACACCGACTTGGAGAAAATCAATATTATGGATGAGAAACCTTTTCTTATCGTGAACATGCTTGACTTATCAGATGCGGATATAGAGCAACTAAAGAAATTCCATAAGTCATATTACAATGAAGAGGATGTTCTAAGTACGGCAAACGAATTGAAATACACGACAGAAATAAAATCAATATTGAATAACGAATTTGCATCACCTACAGCAGAATTTGTTCGATTCTTCGCACGTCAAGCCTATACTTCAGGTCAAATCACATCGAAGGTGATAGATATGTTTACACCACTCGTAAAGAAATCCATCACATCTGTTATTAATGATATTATTTCAGATAGACTAAATACAGCTATAAAAAACAGCGAGCAAACATCTGACTCACTCCAAACGATAGACAATACATCCATAAATACTTCCACAGAAGATACAGAAAAGAAACTCCCGGACGGAGTTGTATACATGGATAAAGAATCCGGTGTCGTAACAACACAAGAGGAATTAGATGCCTACAACATCGTAAGAAGCATTTTAAGAAAAAGCGTGGATGTGTCACGCATAACCTATAAAGACTATAAAAGTTACTTCGTTGTAAATATCGATAACAGCCAATGGTTCTGGATATGCCGTGTTTCTATCGGAGCAAGAAAAAAGCAAATAGGAATACCGGTAGACCAATATAAGAGTTGTGAATGGATTCAGATTGACAACATGGATGATATATTTAAATATGCAGACAGACTTGAAGAAGCACTTAAAATGGCAATAAAAAGTTGTGAACATTAAAATTAACATTAGTATTTACATTATGAAGAAGAAAGTTTTATTTTTACTGACCGTATTTCTTTATTCAATAACAGCTTTTGCTCAAGAAAAAAAAGAAGTTATCATTAAAGCTGGTACAATTGTTCCTTTGGAATCCATAAGTAATGTCAGAGCCTCCAAAGCACATGAGGGGCAGAATATTGATTTTAAAGTTTCCAGAGATGTTATCATAGACAAGGTTGTAGCCATACCGGCCGGAACTATAGCCAAGGGGGTAGTGTATGAGGCGAAAAGATCTGCATGGTTTGGAACCAAGGGAAGATTAGGAATCAGGATGCGCTATTTAACTTTGCCATCTGGTGATAATGTGAACTTCTCATCATCTGAAGTATATATAACAGGAAAAAACAGGACTCCTTTATCTGTTGTAATATTCTGCTGCACCTGTATCCCTCTGCCTTGTGGTTCCAAGGCTGAGATGAAAATCGGTTATGAGTTTGATGCATCAGTAGCAAACAATACCGTAGTAATAGTAGAATAGTCATTTTCTGATTATCCTATTTCACCGATAAATCGCGAGAGTTTTTGTATAACCCTCGTGATTTTTTTGCCTTTTATTTATCGCACTGTTCTATTTGTCGTATTTAATCCCATTTCATGGCTTTGATTTTTGCCATATTTGCAGGGTCATCGGCATTGATGATATCACGGTCTTGAGGTATGTTAACTCGCTTACGTTCCTCGTCAGACAAATATATGGACGTTACGGAATCGGCAAGGAGCAATTGTAAATTGGCATAGCTAATACCCCAAACAACATATTCAAAAGTCCATCCGTACCGTTGACAAGCTGTATCTATCAATGTGCCATATATGCTTTTGCCGCCAAATGTAAGAGAATTATTATCCTTCTTGGCTCTCATGGCTTTTGCTTGCCATTCTTTTTCCTTATCTATTCCAAGGTGTTTTATATATGCTGATATGTCTCCTTCTGACAATACCATAACCAATAGTTGTGCCATACTGTCATTATCTATTTCTTTATAGAAGAAATTACATCTTTCTTGTACAAAATCATAATCAAACAATTCTTCTTTCTTATTGATGGTATGATAGGACAAAATACGGCACACGCTTTCTTTTTTTTCCTGACATATTCTCAACGCTTCCATATACGGATTAGCCTTGATAATTTCCAGATTTATGCCAAGACACTCCACAAGCCTTGATATTAGGTATGTTTTTCCAAGAGTAACCGGATATAGATAAAACTGACGTTGATTTACTTTAAAACCATGTGGACGTTCAATTATAGTATCCGCAATGTCCATGTCTATAAGTTTCCCATCTTCTAACATAACGGTTCTTGTTTTTTTAATTAATGCCGGATATCTTCACAGACAACCGGCATGAAAAGACATATGAATAACAAACCAAATTTTCAAAATCGAACGGAAACACAGATTCGAACTGTAACCTAATGCCTGGTAGACATACGTGCATCCATTACACCATTTCCGCAATACACGTGGGTATAAAGCCCCCACGGCAGGCTATCATCCTGAAAAACTATCCACCTACATTAGGATTAGGAGCAACTTCAAATTTATCTCCATCTCCAGATTCATCTTCTGGGTCACATTCAACCTTAGTCGGCTTACCAGAAGTAGGCGTTGTTATAATCTTACCCCATTGAATCTGTTTTTTGTCCGAACCCGGCTTCAAAGCATCAAAGGTATACGCCCAAATACCACCATCTGCCGCTGTAAATGAATCCTCAACAGAAACGGTAGTTTTTTCCATACAGAATCCCTGAACATCAGGATCTTCAGGCTGTAAAGCAACAGCATAATTATGTGCTACCACTCCATCACTATCACTTATAGGACGCTTACGCCCTTTTGCAGCACGAATATTGAAAGTAAGAGCATAGGTGTTTTTTCCATACTTTACATCCTCGTTCTCTCCTCCTTCAATCTTTGCTTCTTTCTTGTCACCTTTTGTCGTTGTCAACTGTGTGGAATCCTCTACCGGAGTAGGCAATTCTTCCCATGCAGGTGATACTGCATCAAGGTCTTTAATAAAAATACGGGGCTTACCCCATCCGATTACTGCCATAGTTCTATATTGCTTAATATAGTTAATACTTATTCGTTATTTATCTCAATATACAGCTTGTTGTTGATGAAATGTTCCGTGTGTCCATCCTCAAAAGAAACACCGGTAGACATGACTTTTTGACTACATTCTTTAGGAACTGTATGAAACTCTTCTTTACGTATATAAAAGAGAAACTTACACAAGTCACACAATTCCCCTATACGGAGTGTATGCTTTTCCCATGCTTTTGTTCTAGAATTCCATTGGTCCCTAACATAAACATTGACATTCACATAAGCTCGCTGGATCTGACCGCATCCCTCATTGGCAAGTACAGATATGACAATATCCTCCTTGTCCGATTTATCTGGTCTACCCCTATCACTCAATTTCCCGGTTACACTTCTTTCAAGGATTGATCCTTTAATCTTGTGATATACAAATTTTGATATTTCAATGTCCGATTTCATCATTTAGCAATCTGTATCTTTAATTTTTCAAGCATCTTGGGTACTTGGTCTATTGCCCATAGCTCCGTTGACGCAAGCACATCCTTGTTATCCATCGCTTCCACATATTCAGCATAATTCATTCCGGCAACAATAACAAGAGCATAGTCATTGGAATATCTTCTAGCCAGTTCTTCTGCTAAGTCTTTGCCGACTTTTACACCTTGTGAACCCTGCTTCACCTGATTAAAGTCTGAGTATTGGATAATACTGCCATTATGGGCTATTACATAGCCAACTGAGCTACGCAAATTACCAGACTGATCATACCAACTTTTATCACCACCTCTATCACGTACCCTGATAACACATTGTTCTCCAAGATACGACAAAGCGCGTATTGTTAGCCTTTCAACCCGTTGTGCCTCCCTCATAAGTGTATTATGAATTTCATCAAGTTTGGTAGCCATTCTTATACCCATATCCTAAACCCAAATTTTGCACTGAAGCTGGTAACGATGAAAACCTTTCACTTCAAATTCTCTTTCTATTCCTCCGAGCAGACTTATCTTGACTCTATCTCCTATTGTAAAAGCACGGCAGTTTGCTGGTATATTACAAACCTCATAAGAGTATTTACGTATTATGCCATCTTCAAATTCCCTTTCATCCGATTCACCGGCAGGAACAGCATCACAGGGAATTTCACCTTCCCAATGTTCTTCACCCGAATGGTAATCTCCGTTTTCATCCTCGTATCCTGAAGCAGATACAAGGTATTGCAAACGATGTGGATTTCTACTCAAAACAGCCATACTACAACAAACAGTCACCTACATACACCGTTGGTTTTGCCTCCAGTTCTACTAAAGGTTCACCAATAGTCTTGTAAATGGAGTTAACACGTAAAAGTATCCGTTCTTTATCTTTATCAGATAAAGCCCCGAAGGACTTGTCTGCTTCAGAGAAATTGATAGCCTGGACCAAAGACCAAAGACAATCAGCTAAAGCTCCCTGGTATTCGTTAGAATGATCTATATCATAACCAAACTCATCATCACCATTGAGATTACGTTTAATCATCACATTCTCTACAAAACCGATAGAAATCGGATAGTGTATTTCGTCTACGAGAGCTTGCTGTATTGTCTTCATGGCTTATTCTGATTTATGAGATTCAACTGCGGATTTCAATTTCGCTTCGTCAAAGTCATTCAGCCTGTTCACGGCGGCAATCAGCTTGTCATCTGCAATAGTTGAAGCTAGATTTTTGCCTGTTATTTTATTGAATTCCTTGACAAACTCCGGCTTCTTGTAAGTATTTCCCCAAATAGTGATTTTCACATCCGTACTGTCAGAAGTTTCAGCTGAGGTATCTACCGCCTGAGCTTCCGAAATATCAAGAGAGTAGATTTGATCCACGTTCTCAATAACAGAGAGCACAAGAGCCTGCCCACTCGTAGTTTCGGTAAACGGCTCCGTTGTTCTGTAACGGCTGATGAGTTTGTACTCATCAACGGTTGAATAAACAACACCCTCTACCGGATTTGTCTTTTCCGCAAGCGTTCCCCACACCAAAGCACCGACTTCTTCTGTGGTAAGGAAAATCAACTTGTTCTGGTTCCACGGCTTGTACGGTTTCCTTTTGCCGTTCTTCTCTGAGATGATTGAACGGTCAATTTTCAGGAAAGCAACCCCGTTGTTATCATCCGCAAATGCTTCGTCAAACAAAGATGCTGTCGGAACAGGGAGCTTTGTATTACTGTCAAAAGTCTGACCGCGATAATTGGCTACCAGTTCTTTTGCCCCTTGCGTCTGACGCAACTTGTTGTAGGTGGACAATGCAATGCAGATAGTGATGATTGTGTCGCCGTTATTGTCAGCATAAGCCAATACACGCTTAATGTCATCAAGCGTAAGCTCATTTTGCGTCTCAACACCAAAACAGTTTTCAGGCAGATAGCCGAAATTGATACGCAAAGCCGTACCGGTATTGTTTTCATCCTCCACAGCTACAATACCATTAGACAATCCGGTCAGGAAGTTCGCTTCATTCTGTTCGTCAATACCGACAGAGCAAGCAATCGGGTCGGAAGTCAGCTTATTCGCGATGTTCGTCCATTCCGCACCTTGCGCTTTCATTATGTTAACGGTATTGATATCCGATTCAAACATGATTTTTTTCATACCGATTTTCGGCAGAGAACCATTGGCGTGAGCAATGGCATCGCGGCTTTTAATCGGAAGTGGCGAGTTCATCGACACCATGTCGGCTGCTACATAAGTAGTGTTTACCGCAGCGTTAGACCATTTCTGGTCTGCCGAATAAACCTTTCTCAACATAGATTTATGCAAATAGGTGCGTTTGTTGTCACCGTTCCGCTTGCCGTTCACTGTATCTACTACATTCTGGAGTCTCGGAAAGATTTTTCTGATGTACTCCACAAATTGTGATTGTACCATTTTTTACCTCCTCTTTTAATCGTGCATGAATACTAATCCAGGCAACTCCGTCTTCATTGCAGTTTTGATATTATCCACTGAATACGGACTTGCTTTATCATTCACTTCACCATCGTACATGATTGCTGCTAAAGGAGCATCCTTTGTAACGCTTCTTACCAATACACCTACATAATGATGGCTACCGGGCAATGTATCATATTGATCATAATTCGATGCTTTTAGCGGCATAGGCTTGAATAGTGTTTCGTCATCATCTGATGCGATAATAACATGACCAGCCTTAATTACATCATATGGATAACCACTGACATCAAGCGTGCGACCACCAATGATACCAGCACCGTATCGTCTGATTACAACCGAATCAAGACCAGAAGTAATCACCTGCAATTCACTTGCTAAATTTGCTGTTGCACCCATTTTTAATACTTAGTTTTTTGTTAATGTTTAGAATGTGTCAGCCAACGCTTTGATTTCAGCGTCACTAATCACTTCATCTTGTTTTCCCGAACTTTTACCACTTGCGGCAGGCGGATTAGCCAATGTAGACAAACCTGCATCTGCACATTCTTGGTTGTAATTCTTCAGGTCTTCCTCAACTTCCGAATAAAACTCGTCAAACTCCTCTTCGGTTTCAAATTTCATGCGGTCGAAACTTTTCAGGATGCGACTGCCGAAAGAACCCGAATCTTTGAGCAACTCGTTGAGCTTGGATTTTCTTGATGTAGTGACTTTTTCACCTTTCAATACCGAAATTTCATTGGTAAGTGTATCAACCTTGTCAAGCAATCCCTTTGCCCATGCTGGAGCATCATCATTACTTTTATTCTGCTGAGGATCATTTTTGTTTGAACCCGTCTGACGATTGTTTGAAGTGTTCGATGATGTATCATCGCCGTCATCGGTTTCGTCATCGCCATTCTTTTTGCGGTTTTCTTCGATTACTCGATTTGCAAAAGACTGGCTGACTTGCAGGTAGGGGAGAACCGCATCAATAGCTGCTTCAATTTCTGCGTTTACGTCCTCATCGGAGGCATCATCTGTGGAGGTTAGGTTATCGGCAATTCTAGCAGCGATACCCATCACCTCTTTTTTATTGAACCCGAACGCCTTCACTTTCGGTTTCAATTTCAACAAAACCTGTTGTTTTCTATCCATTGTACAATGTTTTAATTAATAAAAACGGCCTGCAAAACATTACATGCAAGCAGACCGTCAACCTTCTTAATCATACATTAAGAGCAATGAATGTATTCACGACAAGTTCGGTTGCATGTAACTTCACATGCTTTATGCAAATATACGAAAAGTGATTCTTTTTACTTCACTTTAATTGTTAAACTATTATAATAAGACACATAGTACGAAAATAATCTTGTACTCCGTGTTATGAAACTGAATGTATCTGTATATAAGCAGTTATTATTTAAGATATGACGGGTTATCCTTTAAAAAATATGGCAAAGTTCCATTTCTCTTTGCATCTGCTATGCGTTGGGAATTTGTGCCAATCCACTGTTTAAATGCATTCGGTACATCCTTGACTTCATTCACACTTTCAGTCGTAGATTCACTTCTACCATCCCATTCCCAAAACTCTTCTTCTGTTTTAAGGATAGGTATTTTATAGCATAAATCATTCGGATGCCAGCCAGTCCAAACGAAATCTTTAGGATATTTACCTGCTAACCTATCGCATATATCCCCATGTGGCATACGGTGATGATGTGAAGAGCTTAGCTTTATTTCGTACCCCACAACGAAATCCATTTGTTTCCAACGCTCATTTTCAGCAGTCCGGTAAGCCATGTTAATTTCAGATCGAGCCAGTCGGATAGAACGGTATTCGCAATCCTTTAAATGTTCTGCACTACCATACTTGTCTTTATAATCTTTTTGCAGTGATGGAAAATCAAGCAGATATTTAGAGATTTGTTTACTCAAAGTAATAGCACTTGTTCCTTTCTGAATAGCGCAAGATATAGCTGCTTCAAGTTCTTGTTTATAAATGGTGGATTGTTGCCAAAGTTTGGCAGAGACATTAAAGCCTTTATCCTTGCGGTTTTGGAACGCTTTCAAAGCATCAGAGTTTACTTGATATAAGACTTTGTATTTTTCCCCATCAACTTGGGCATTATAAGCCTTTAGAACTTTATTTGCCATCAAGTCTTGCACTTCATTACTATTTTTCCATTCTTCACTAATACCTCGATAGATAATCGTATGAATATAATTAACAAATTGAGCCTGTATATCCTCTATCTGTTTTTTAGTCTGTGGGTAATCAGACCATTTAAAAGGATTTTCACTATTAGATGAATAATCAGTGCGTAATACAGCTTTAGCAGCTTCCAAATTCAGAACATCATATATATGCTCCACTAAAGCTACATATTTATTCAGCCTTGTGTTAAGCTCTTGATATTTCTTCTTTTGATTCGGAATCTTAGGTTTTGACATATTGGTTTGTTTTTAATCTATTTATTAGAGTAGGCAGAAAAATCACGGTGGTAAGACAAAAAAGATTGTTCTGTTTTTAAGATTGGCTCATTTCTTATTGAACTTGTCACATACGTCACGGTTAAGAAAGCGGCTGGAAGTGAAAAACGGACAACGGCACATGAAGAACTCACCTTTCAAGTTCTTCTCGTGCCGGTCATAGCTATGCACGCAATCCCGACAATGATACTTAGATTGTGTTATTACTTTTTTTGCCATATACAAATTTGTTCTTTCTTTTATCAACCATCGGATATAAATAATGCTTCACTATAATTTTGCCACAGATAGGACAATCTTATACTACATATTCTACCGTAATTATCTTTGAATGTCTTTTCATATTTATCCCTCCTCAATTCTATCAGGTGCCGGCATTTCCAGCAGCCTGATAGCCTTAATCGTTTTTCTACCTTCTAAAATAGCTTTGCATAATCTATGGTATCCATCTGCTATTTGTCCTACTTCATCCAGTATAATAGGGTAGTCTAAAGAACAATCACGAACACGTTTGCATTGAAAGATAAAACTATGAAGCTGGCTGCACTCAAACGGTTCAACAGTCAGGTCTATATTCCACAATGGCATATCACGTACAGGGTATTCCTTTGCTTTCGCGAAATTATAAAGTGTCTGGGCTTTCCATACTTTATTTCCTCTAAGGTATTCGCTTTCGGCAAAGGTCATATTATCTATTGGTACTTTCATGTTATTCCGCACTTTCAAATAAACCGTTCATTCTTGATTGTTTTGCTTGTAAATCCATCGCATCTTCTTTATGTATCTGATCCAAAGTTGCCTCCGCATTATTAGAACCAGCTTCTCTAATAGTTTGCAACTGGCTCTTGATTGGCTTGCCACCATTCTGTTTTATAAGTCTATCAGTCATTGCATCCTCGTCCATTTGGATAAACGGAGTAATGACATGCTCAACTTCTACATTGTCAATCTCTTTAACCCATGAAGTATTCATGCTTTTCAAGAAAGCCTTGATTACACTGCATTCACGCTCAAACGATTCTATCCAATCACCACTTTCATCACCTACTTTCAGATGGGCATCAGTCAGCAAGGTCTGTCTAGCATCAAACCCGATATTTCCTAATGCTTTCATGTTCTCGAATGATATATCCGGAATTTGTGATTGTGACCAGAATAGACTAATCAGGGTACTTACATGGTACTTTAGTGCTTCGATAGCCTGAGACCATGAAACATAAGACACATCACCTCCATTTTCAACACGGAATATCCTACGGCTTTCCCCCTTATCTTCTTTTCCTTGTGTAGCCCCTGCAATTTTAAGGATAGGAGCACTGTTGTAGGCGATAACATCACTATTACGAGAAAGGGTATATTCTATCTCATTACGCAAATAAGACAAACCATGATAAATAGGAACTGGGCGATGAACATAAACACCGGGGATCTTCAATATAGCTATTGGTTCCGCTTTGATTTGTTCCCACCCAGATCCTTGCTGCTTCCACTTGTAATGGATCTTAGAAGTATATGTTTCAAAAAAAGCAATTTCTTCGTCCTTGACTTTCTTCTTGTATTCAAAAGACATAGCAACCATATCTCCCAACTCGTCAAACAACGGATACAGCCCGACGCCCTCCATCGGGGAATAGGTCTTGCATTTCAGCTTAAATTTACTTTGAAAACCATATAGAGAATTGGGATTTTCAACCGTATACCAAATGGTAAATACCTCGCATGACGCAAAATAGGCGTTGCCACGTTTAATATTCTCACTGTCTATACGAGCATACTTGTATATATTCTCAATTGCTTTCGCTATTTGTTGGCGAGTTTCATTGTTCTCAATATTATGATAGACACGTTTTACTGGAATGGAAAACATAAACTCTGTCATCCGTTTTGTAAGGAGTTTTTCAAGACCGATATAAATACGGGAAGCTTTTTCTACCGTACCATCAGATTTTACCTTATCTTTTCGACCAATGTTATCATTTACTATCGAATGCAATGTTGGTTCATAGTCTTTAATAAGATTATCCCATGAGGGGACATAGACTGACTTTCCTTTTAAGTCGTTGATGATATTATCAACCGGGCGCGTAATGTCTAATATAGCTGTTATTTCGTCCATAAATATAGTAAAGTGTCACTTGACACCTTTTTTTATATTGATTATTTAGATAGGAATTTATTCACGAAATATATTTGTCCTTTGCCGGTTACTTTGGTAGTGGTTGTTACCAATACCGAACCATCCGGCTTGGTAATTGATGTTTTCTTCAACTCAAAAAGTCCCAATTTCATAGATTTCTGCGTTGGCTGATTATAATAATCACCTTTTTGGCAAAGATAACCGTTCTCTCGCATCCAACCGAACAAACGGTTCTGACCGATATTCACTCCGTTCTGTTGGAGAATTTTTGCCAATTCAGCAATAAGGCACGAACGTTGAGAGGTACATACAGCATCGGCAAAAAGGACTTTAGGAGCATCTTTTTGGATCTTCTGCTCAGCCTCTATAAGACGCTGTTCTTTTCGTTTCAGTGTTTCTTGTGCCACAATAAGCGCACGTGCCATGATTTCTTCTGGAGTGTCGTCCATTTTGGTAGCGATGTAGCCACCTGTCTTACGGATACATGGCAACACTTCGCTTGTTACCCATTTGCGGAACTTTTTAGCTTCAGGCTTACGACTATCCAATATTGTATCATACAAACCATCCTCATCAACAAAATTTGCCTGTTGGATTCCACCGGCTGTTTCAAGGGGATACTTTGAAAGTACATCCTTATCTAATCTTTGCGCTACCTTACTGGGAATCAAATCCAAAATCTGGCATACATCTGCCAAGCAAAAGAAAGGTTCGTTATTTTCACCCATCGCAATTCTTACCTTTCCGAATTGCTCATTCTCAAAAATTTTAATTGTGTTCATAATGTAGTTCCGTACTCCTTCATACGGTGATTAGTTACACATGATACTGCTCCAAAAAGGAACCGGATAGCACAATACGTACTACCCGGTAACGTGAAGGAGCACGTTAGCATCAAATGCTATGATGCAAATATAATAAAAGTGGCTGTAAAAATGTCACATTCAACAGAAAAACTTACCTTAAATACAATATTTTATATTATCTGTTTGTATTTGGTACTATTTTTAGTACCTTTGCATAAACAAACGATTATGGGTACAAAGGAAAAACTAATAGAACGTATTTTGTCATGCCCAAAGGATTTTACCTATGATGAAGCAAAACGCTTATTCGGGATTTTTGGATACAAGGAAAGCAACAAAGGTGCTACATCAGGTTCCCGTGTTGAGTTTATAGGACCAGACGAAGAAGCTCCTTTCATTTTACATAAGCCACATCCCGGAAGCATTTTGAAATCATACGTGATAAAAGGAATAATTGAGCATATAAAGAAAAACAATTTGATTGAGAAATATAAACAATCTAAAACAAAGTAGTATGGGACTTTTAAAATACAAAGGATATTCCGGTTCTGTAGAATACAGTCCGGAAGACAATTGTCTGTTTGGCAAAGTGCAAGGGATGAGAAAAGCGTCAATCCTTTATGAAGGAAAGTCTGTAGATGAGGTCCGTAAAGACTTTGAGGAATCTATAGACTTTTATCTTGAAAACTGTAAAGAAAGAAATATACAGCCTGAAAAGCCTTATAGTGGGAAGTTAAATCTACGTATGTCACCAGACTTACATTCCCGTGTAGCCGCTTTTGCTTCCAGCACTGGAACAACAATTAATGAGTTTATCAATAAAGCCATATCTAAAGAACTTGAACACGAAATAGCTTTGTAAAATAATATATATGCAAAAAATAATACAAGAAATTAAATTTTTTCTTAATTATTTAAGAGAAGATCCATACGAATTTATTGCCATAGTATTAGGTATTTTTTGGCTGTTACTATTACTTGTTGGAAAATAATACCAGAAACAAAGAGAGGGTATGCGATACTCTCTCTTCCAAATCACTTACCATAACTTGTATCAATGACTTTGCAGCCATTTGTTCCGTCTTTCTCTGCACGCCTCTAAGGTAGGTGCACAATAAGAAAACAGCTCACCGTACAATAGAAATGCGCCGACTTTCACAAGCCAGCGCACATAAGAGCAATGAAAACACAAACAAGGAGTGTTTTCGGTTACAAAGGTACTAAAAAAACACAACTACAAAAAGTCTTTAAGCAACTCTTCATCACTAATAAAGCTATAATCTCTAGGATAAAACGTATTCGCTAATGCATCCATATAGTCAGGAGAACGTTTAATACGTTTTTTGATATCTTCTTTAGGCTCAATGATAATCTTTCCATTACTAAGGAACTTCCACTTGGTTTCGGTAGCCTCCTCCATTAACTGATCGCAGGGTGGGAGAGCGGCACCAAAACCATTTTTAGGATTAAGCCAGTCACGTAAAGCCCAATATAGGTATGCTCTCATATTTGCAAATTCATATTCGCCAGTAATATCGTGTAAGCCATCTGCCCCTTCCGAATATTTGCATGAAAAAGCGTTTGTAAATTTTTCTTCTAACAAACGAGAATAGACACCTGCTCCCTCTCCAATAGTATCAATAAATGCTTTTGCTCCTTTCTTCTTTAGATAGGGAATCATCATACCTACCACATGCATGTGATCCGCACGCCCGGCAGATTGATGAACTTCAAATTGAGAAACGTAGTTACCGTATCGCGGACAAAGCACACTGTTATCGCGTCCCATACCGGCAACGTCAACACCTAACTTACAAGATTTGGCTGGGATAAAACCATTTTCCTGTAACTCCTGCCAATTCCTGTTTGCTATTTCTATCCATTCATAAGGGATGAGAACATCTTCCGACACTTTAGGAAACATACCAAGTACCTTGACGCGAAACAAATCGTTAGGTCTGTATAGTTTACCTTCCCAATTGAAATCGCCTTCTCCCTCATTGAAATCTGTTTTTTGAATGGGAGAACACCAATTTATTACCTTGTCTTTTACCCATTCATAATCCACTTGACCGGGTATTACAATTTGCTTCTTTACTACATTTTCTGCATTTAGAGAGCTAAGTCTGAATTTTGCAAAACGGTCAGACTTCATGGCACGAGCTGCGTAACCGGTAGTAACATTAGGATTGAACACTATGAGAAAGCGGGAATTACCCTGTAAGTTACCTTCAATAGCGTTGTATGTCGCTTCTGATATACCGGAAGCTTCAGTAACAACAAACATGGTATTTACAGCATGGAAACCAGACCATGCTTCTGTGTTGTCATCACCAGCTTTGAACCCCGTTAGAAACCACTCTTCGTAATCTGTTTTAATGCCGGAAGATAGTAGACGTCCGGGCAAGAACCCTGCATTTCTAAATAAACGGGATATTTCAGGTATCATTATATTTTGAACCTGACGAGCTGTAGGAGCTGTCATGGCAATCTTGGTATTCTTAACTAACTTACCTTCTTTCCAACGTGGAGTAAGATACATGAAGCACATAGATGCACAAGCTGCAATGTAATCTTTCCCACGAGCTGTGCCCGATGCTACAGCAGTCATTGGATTATGCTGAACGGATTGAAGAATAGCTTGTTGCTCTTTGTCTAGTCTTGAATGAAGAACATCATGAGCGAACTTGCACCAATCCTCTCGCCATGCTTTCATGTATCGTATAGACTTTTCATCTTTGCTCATTCCTCATCGTCTGGCAATTCTTGCATTAATTTCTCAAATGGATTAATACTCAAATCTTGCTCTACTTTTTCAACGTAACCGCGATGCTTCATTTTAGTCTTACTTAACCAAATAAGCATAGTATTATCGTGTTCCGTCAAAGCTTTAGCAAACATTGTCGTTTCTAGCTTATCATAGAAACTTTCTTCTACTTCTTTCCATTTTTCGGCAAAATCTGGATCATTCGCTTTCCATTTATAAGCAATTGAGCGTGATATTTCCACAGCCTCACAAGCTGCGGTAACATTCAGCATCCTTGCGTCCAAAGCTTTTAGGAATTTCGCTTTCTTTTGCCTTGTATTAAGCCTGTACTTCTGTGCCATCTTTATTTCCCTCCAATACATTGTTTACGATTTCCAACATCTTACAAATACTTAGTGCCTGCGCCTTGATTTTATATTTGGCTTGAACTTTAGTCGACACCTCATTCAACCGGCGCATTGTGTCCATATCCACCAAAGTTAGATTACCAAGCTCTTTTTCTGAATAACATTCCAACGTTTCCATGAGTTTATCAAACGAAACCTTCTGCGTATCAACAAACATAAGAGTTACAGGAACGATTTCGTTATTCGGCATTTCAACCGTATAGTTGATATCCTTTACGCTTTCCAGAACTTCATTGCTGATATGCGCATACTCTTTCAGTGCGACATCTGTTATTTCATCAAGCAATTGCTTCAAAATCTCCGCATCGTCCTGCCCAACTATACTGTTATGTGACAATTGTGTTGCCAGCAACCAATCGTTTGTAGTCTCCTCTTCATCTATGTACATAACATGGATGGAAGTAAGCCCGGCCATTTTTGCCGCTTGTGTTCGGTGATTACCGCTCACTACCGTATAAGAACCATCCGAATGCTTTACGCAAAATGGTACAGACGATAATTGACCGTCCCTACGAATGTTATTCACTAAGGCATTAAACGTGTCCTGCTGCATGAAATGCGCATTTTTCTTGACCAGCTTAATGTCAGATAACTGCACTTCCGCTATCTTGAATTTTCCCATATTATTCCTTTCTCGGCTCATCACCGTATTTTTTCACAAAATCTTTTAAAATATCATCTAAGTTTCCACGAATACCTGCATCTTGTATGTAATGGAGTTTACCAACACAGCGTTCATGCAGTTTAAACACTCCCCGATACTTCATACTTACCGGTTTATCGGTAAATACAGAAGTGGCAATCACTCCACATTCATGTTTATATCTTATGTCCAATTCATCTTTGAACTCTGACGAAAGTACACCCATAATTAGCAATCTACTCAATTTGGGCAATGGATGGTCTATCACGAAATCCGACTTCATCAAAACTGCATCCATGCCGTATTTGCTTACCTTCAGGAAATCAAACATACAAGCCCCGAACACATAATCATCCAAGAACCATAAGTAACAGAATGGCGCAGAACCGAGGATAATACCCTTTTTCAAGTAAATCATACGCAGATAATCAATCTCTGCCATAGAAGCACGTACAAACCGGAGTTTGCTTTTATCCGTAAGCATATAATCATCCGGCAGTCGTTTATATTTTAAAGGAATGATAGTACGCCTTTTAAAACTGCTGTCTCCACTTTCTACCACATTAGACCAAATATATGTGCGTTGGTCTTTGAATACCTCTCTTCTGCCCATAAATCCATGCTGCGAGAGAGCCATGTAATTAACTTGTTCTTCATCTATTTCTGTCTGCATATTTCGTTTTAATTCGTTCTTGCCATCCGAGGTCATCCATCAAGAAACGTTGCAATGCGTTACTTGTAGCTTTCATGCCGGAATGAAATTCATTCTGATAGATTAGTATATCATCCTCTTTACAATTAAGAATCGCATCCGATATATCAGCACAATAAAGCACTTCAATAGACTTACTTTTAAGGTTATCTACTATATTTTGATAACGTTCCGTATACTTCTTATGGTAATGCTCCAACTTTGCCATAAAATCGTCATAAAGCGATTTGTGATAAATATCCTGTGAGTTCTTATGCTTCTTGATGGCATTAAAAAGGTGAATAGTGGCAATAATTTCAGCAGGATTTTCGGATTTGATACTTAGAAACTTATATTCTTCATTAAAGCGTAATTCTTGTATTTCACCTTTGATTGCTTTATACATCATGTAGATAAAATACTCCTTTGTATACACCTTAATTTCACGGTTGGTAAGTACCTGCTCTATATCCATATAATACGAGTTTACCACATGGGCTACATCGAATTTGGAGGCCTCTTTCTTGATAAAGGAAAGCATACGGTTGGATTTCTTAAACATGGAGCCTACCACTGTAACATTATCCGAGTGTTCTGCTGCCCAAAGTAACGGTTTATGTCTTTGGGGAACCTTAGAATAGTCTATATTGAACACTTCAAGGCACTTATCAATTGTGGTGAGTTGCTTATACTCTTCCATATCTTCATGCAGGTAGGCGTACTCCACAAACGAATACATGAATTTGATTGTCTCCAGTATTTTATCGAAATCCCAGGAGCTATTGAAGATCCTAAATTCTGCCGTTCCTATCTTTCCAATAGAACATAAATTAAGCCAATACCGGATATGCCCTCTGTCTGAACCATTGCTAAAGATCTTCAGCAAGTTATCGATATTATCGGCTTCCAGTACACGCCTTACCACATCCCAAGGTGGACTAGGCACGAGGTATTTCGTTTCCCACCACTCGGCGATGTCAAATATCCGCTTGATAGGATATGCAGTATAGTAGGATAGAACAAACATGCGTTTGATAACATCCAAATCCATATCCTTGATATACAGATGTGCATCAAAACCTTCATTCCACATAAGATAGCTTCCTGCATCTTTCATGGTCTGAATGAAGTCCTTCAGTTCTTGCAGATCTTCTGCACAATAATGGTACGGTCGAGTGTTTATCTCACCGCCAAACTGACCGTGATGCGTAACTGCCGAACCGTCCGAGTTGTTCATCATGGTTAGTTTGTTGTCCGTCCACTTGTAACCGGATGAAAGTGGGATAAGCTGTTTGTCACCATCGGCAAACTCCAACTCCATGCCAAACGTACGTTTGGCAATATAGTCAATCCAAGGTTTATCTATATTCATGTTCTGCATATTTCAATTTAACCAAGGATTTATAATCAGGAACAATATAAATCACATCACCAATGCGATAATCCGAAACATGCTCACATTGCATTATTGAATATTCACTGGAACTGTACTCATATTTCAAATCGGTGTGATAGTAAATCCGGCATTTGTACATATCTGCCATTGAATAACCGCAATCAATAATGAGTTGGTTACGCTCCGGATAAATGCCTATAACCTTTGCTTGTAACTCAATTCCATTAAGACCTTGCTTTTCTTTGTCAACACAATATGGGATTGTACCAAACAACATATATTCACCAATACGAACATCACTTATGAAACTAGGCAGTTTACTATTTTGCCCAAGCCAAAAACTACCTCCCAAGCTGATAGACTCAATATCATTACGCAGACCGTTCCAGATACGGAACAGTTCTTTTTCCGAAGGGTGATTTTCATTCAGACAACCGGAAGTAATCAAACCATATATATGGGAGCTTGAAAGTGTCCTTATTTCATTGACCAACTTACTTGCTTCATAAATGCTTAAGCCTTCTCTATTATCACATGCATTAATCGGAATATAAAAATTATGTATTCCTTGGCACGCATTTCCATTGATAGTAAGATATTTCCAAACATCCGCAAATGATGTAACCACAGCACCGCTATTCCCCTTTACTGCCTTTCCGATAGAATAGCATATACTGTCTTTTAAATGGAGTCCAAAAATCTTATTTCTTATCTTATCCGATATATGCTCATAAATATCTTCATAAAAATCCTTGAACATTAACGAAATAGGGACATTAACAAATGATTGAGCCTTTTCAATGTTTTCTATTATATTCTTGGTATAGACTATAACTTTCATAGTTCCCACTTTAAGATTAAACGTTCAATTTCTTTGTATTTGGTATCTCTTTTGAATGAGAACCCTGCATTGATGAAACTCTTCATGCTTGCCTCATTCTTAGGCGATGTCATAGCAAATATCTCTTGCGAGCCATTGGAAATCAGTTTGGCAATATTGGCATTGAGAAGGATATACTGAAATCCGTTCCCCCTATAATCAGCATGAACAAAGCATTTATCCACGTAGGCTGTACCGTATTCAGTGCAATAGGCAAGTGAGTAGGCAACCAGCTTGTCATTTACCAACAACCCGAAACTGCAACCGGATTGCAAGCACTTCACTATATCTTCCGTCTCAGAGGGAAAACACATATCCGGATTGGCAAGAAGAGTCCGCTCCATCTTTTCAATATCGGACATATCAGACATGGACAAAACTTTTACTTGCATTTTGTACTCAATGTTTCCTTTTTCAGTTGGGAACAATGGTTCGTAACGGTCAATCCATGCTTTAGAGAGAAATGTATCGATATCAACTTTAGGCAACAATGCTTTTCTGCAACTGTCGAAAACATCTAATACAAATTCCTTATGCTTAGCAAGTTGTTCGCTTTTCAACGGACACTTACCACTACGAAACACAAAACTTTTTTTCACCGATTTTACCCACAAAGGATAAGTTTTACACATAATAGGCTTGTAACCATTATCACATGATTTGCAGTCTTTAGCGATACATTTTACCTTTTTACCGCCAAAGTAATCATCATCTATAATCTGTAAATGGGAGATTTCTTTTTCATGCCCGTCAAGTTCATGGGGCAAAATTACAATATGTCCGTCTGATCCGAACGAACAACACTTCCAACCGCATCCGGAGTTTTCACATGCTCTTATTAGTCCTTTATTGCTCATATATTTAAGTTGTATATAACTTCATATACATTTTGCGTTAAATGCCTGCCGGGCATATTCCCAGCAGGCTTAACACAAAAAATCAATCATCTGCAAGCTACTTGCAAGAACACTTATGCAGTCCTTCGGCTTCTTTTAGTCGTGTCAGATGGCAATTTCCATCACCCCGTAAACTACACAAGCTTTAATGTTTTTGCTTTTGCTTATCGCTACTATAAGGGTTGAGCGGAAACAGGGAGTCGAACCCCACTCTTTGGCTGGAATACCAACGCTCTACCGATGAGCTATTTCCGCAAACGCTCGTCTTTCCGAGCTGCCAACATTATGAACCGCCATGTAGCCACAGTCAACATTCACATGATTTTGTGAAGATCCACCTTGATTGATACCCTTTGGACTTATATGGGTTTTACCATACTCTCTCAATCTACTATTTTCTTCTATATATCGGTTGCTCCCATAACAACCTCAAATTTTAGAAAATGGTGCGTTCATTGATACAAGGCTGTGGGAACTCAAGGATTCGAACCTTGTTCTTCGGATTTTCAGTCCGACGCATAGACCATCTTTGCTAAATTCCCTTTTGCCTATGCTGTCAAACCACCGCTTGCTTGGCAAATCTGGCAGCATTCCATCAAACGCTATTGATGGTTGGCTAATAATTCTGGGTTATCGTATATATTTCCTTTTATTTCATATTCATATAAAACGGCTCCATGTTCATGCCCATCATTCCAATCTGAGGAATATACAAAATCTGACACAATGTAACCTTTATAAGTTTTATGTTTTATACCAAAAACTCCGTTATCAAAACTCACTTCACCTATAAACCCATAGTCATATCCATCTGTAACTATTCGTTCAACAATGTCACCCTCATATATTTCTTCCCCATTCTTGTCAAGCAAGCCTGTGAACTGACCAACAGAGTCTTCCTTCACTTGCTCCCAATCGTCAAGTGTACCTCCTTGATGAATCATTGGAAAGTGGTCGTCATCGTCTTGAAATAACCAACCGATAATCCATTTTCCGCTTTCAACGTGTTTACCTCTAAACTTAATATTTCTTCTCATACTCAAAACAAACTTGCTTGTTCATACTTAGGTTCTTTCTTCTCAACAACTCCAAACTCTTTGATTTCAATACCTGTCTTTTCAGTAAGCCACTTAGCCAAAATATGCCGATGGCAGAAATCACCCGGCTTTTCGTAACAGCAGAGAGCAACATCTTTGCCTTCACTGAGTCGCTGGATGGTTTGTATCAAATCTTGTGGATTGACTTTTGCAAGGACATCATTCAAATACATATTCGTGTATTCTTCATAAGTCCATTTATCATCCAGCATATATCTTTTTGGTGCAACCTCTATTATTTGAGGAGCATTATAATATCTTGGCTTCCCTAACGCAACACATATCATTTTTACGTTTGCGGCTGCCAACTTTCTGTAATTTCCGAAATAACTTGTGTAAATTTTCATTGCTCTTTTTTTTATTTTTATGGTGTAAAGATATAAAATATGGCGTAAAAAACGTCACTTTTAGTCATAAATTTATTTAATTTGATGATTTTATTGTCTCAACCTTGTAACATTTCATCATGTGATCTGTTTCGCACCCCATATTGAAAATATTGCCGAGATAATATTTGCGTACTTCTTGCCATGATAAGTTGATAGGGGTAACGAACCAGTCTTTATTACCTTGTTCGTCTTTTAAATACACTTTTACAGTTGTTTTCATTGCTCTATATTTTATCCGTTATACGCTGCTGTTATCTTTTCTGCTTTCAATTCTTTGGTAAGCTCTCCATTCTTGTAGAAGCGCACAGCAACAACTCTCACCGTTTCTGACAAGAACCGGCCACAATCATTGGTTAACTTCACTTTTAGCTTGCTTGCCTTGGCTAAACTTTTTGTACGCTTCTTTATTGTGTTTTTGAATCCGAAAACATAATCTTCGGTATCAATCTCAAATGAATATGTAGTGGAATACATCACTCTTTGAAGCTCTTTTGTTAGTTCTGTTACTTTGCTCATTTGCTCTCTTCTATTATTAGTCGTTATTATTTCCAAGAAGTTCTTGTAAAGCAGACTTATATCCGTCCAACGCCTGTTGTGTATATCCCAATCTGAATTTTTTATCTGCTGAAAGAGAGTCGTTGTTCAATCCTTTTTCAATAGCTTCAATGTTTGCTTTGTAGTATCTGATAAGTTCTTCTGTTTTCATTGCTCTTGACTTTTACTTGTTATTAATAGGTGTTATTTTGATATTGTAAAGATACAAATAATATATTGAATATCAGTATTTTACATCTTAAATATCGCAAGCTTAAACTTTGTTTAACTTTCTATATTTCAACGTGTTACCAAATTTTTCAACGGTGGTGCCGCTCCGCTTGTTGCCTCCACGCCTGGATAGTTGGTTATTTAAACACGTGATCTATAAATACCGTATTAGTTTGCCATTCTCCGCGCTTTTTGAAAACAAAATACCCGCGTATTGTTGCCGTTTCATTCATTCCGTTTGCAAAATCATAAGCGGCTTGTTGGTCCTTTCCGAATTCTTCGTTTATCGTTCCGCTGTTATTGCTCACCCTATAGCGTAGCTTTGCAGGGGCTTTTGTTCTATCTGTAATAATATTCATACTTTCCGTTTTGTGCAATTGCTTGCGGTTAATACTTATTTCCCTTGTAATCCTGTGTGGTAGCCATCAAGCCATATTAACAACTCTTTTGGGGTGTAATAGCCGCTTATACGCTTGTTCGGGTAACGTGTCGTTATTTCTCCGTTGTCGCCATCCGCCAATATTATAGCGTATGTATGTTTCGGCAAACTCGATGGATTGAGGGAGAAACCATTTGCCCTGCAATATGATTGTAATTGCCTTAACGCTTCTTTCTGTGTTAGATTCATATTCTTATGGTGCTGATTTCAACATATATTTTGATAAAAGGATGGATTTACTTTTCTCTATCTCGCTATTGGTGTCAATACCAATCTGCTGGTAGAACCCGGCATTACCAGAAAGACATTCATACGCAATTTTCAATGTTCTGCGTTCTTCTTTGGTAAATCCAATGCGAAAAGTGGAGGAAATTGCTAGTGCGGCTTTTAAATCACCGCACTGGAGTAATGAAATCGCTTTATTGGTTTTCGTTTTCATCTCCCCACAACTTTTTAGCAAGTTCGTAATTCTTTTGTGCTTCATTAACTGCTTTCTTGGCATAAGTAAGAGTATAAGCATGTTCACGCGGATATTTGCCAGACTTTACACCTTCATGGTATTCTTTCGCTTGTTCCAACTTGTGTTCGTAGAAGTCAATGCTTTCCGGCATAGACAAATTGATCGTGTTGGCACGTTTCTCCCAATATTGGGTCACTCTTTCATGTTCATTTGCCTTATCACTGAACTCAACGCTTTTACCCATGTTGTTCCAGGCATCATCTATCATTTTGCGATGACCTCGTTCACTATGGTGCCCTACTTTGATGGGCTCGCCTAAAGAAAGAAAATCTCGATGTTTATTCGATTTCTGAAAATACTCATTACTTTTTTGCACTGCTGATACGGCCCATTCACGTCTGCGTTCCGCTCTTTGCTTAGCCCATTCTTGAACGTTAAAGCCATCAGCCCGGGCGATGGAGTAATAATAAAAACCATCTTTCTCGAGAATTAGATTGAAAACGATGCTTTCGTTTTCTTTGCCATACTTGGTGGTAACTAGAATTTCTTCACCTTTTTTGTGCATCTCTTCGCACTTTGCCAAAAACACGTTTGGCGCAAACTTGTAATATGTGTTCATTGCTCTTATGTATTAAATTGCTAACTTTAATATTTCTATATCTCGAATAAGTCTATTGGCTCTCTGCCTTTCATTACTTGCAAAGTCTTCATTACAGATACTTTCGTAGAATGCCGCATTTTCTTCTGCTTCTTTTAACGACATCTCTTTGCGTTCTATCAAAGACTTTATTGTATCAATATCATTGCTATTAATAATTTCTTCTAAAGCTGTCTTCTTTGTTAATTCGATTGTTGCTTTCATTGCTCTTGTCTTTTAATTGTTAGTAATATTGGTTTCTTTTAAGTATTGTAAAGATACTCATTATCAATGAATTAGCCAAATATTTACACAATTATTTTAGTCGTAAAATACTCATAACCAAAGATTTAACTTTTAGAATAAAACAGCAGACATGATACAGATGATGCATCGGAAATGGTTACTTTGTATAGTTTGCTCATGGATTTTTCTTTTTAAGTATTTCAACACATTCCTTTACTCCATCATCGAAACCTTGTTTATAGCCTTTAGTATATTCCCCTATATTATATACCGTCATTGACAGAAAAAATAGAAGGATACCCAAAGCCTTATACCAACTAGGAAGCGAGATGGAAAACGGCTTGAATGTAATTGTAAGATCTCCAACCCATAATATAGCTATTATGAATATAATTGTAAATAAAATTGTTTTCATAATCTTAATATTGTTTATTACCTTATTCCTAATTTAATTTCTTCATCCTTAATTATTTTTCCAATCTTATCGGCTTCCTCATACCGTTCTTCTTTTATCAACAGTCTTTGCAATTCCGAAAGCTGGTTAATATAAACAATATCGTTACGATCTGATACATGGCGGACATATCCTTCTATCTTATCTATCTTATCCATCTTGTCTTCCATGCGTCTGTGCCACTTGCTTACCAAGATTAAGGTAAACATCAAAGCATAAGCATTTAATGAGACAATGATAAATTTAAATATTACTTCTGCTGTTTCCATAACAATATAATCTGTTAATCAATAAGTTCAAATTCATAAACAAACATGAAAGGGTTACTTTCCCATATACATTTGCCTAATAATTTGTATATGAGAGCGACAAAGGCTTGTTTTGCATTAGGATACTTATACTTTCCAGATTCATCAAAACTATATGTAAAACCCATGCAATCGGTATGCGGTGAATCAAATCCTAAAAAATATTTTCCTATACCTTCTTTCATACAACTTTCATCATCTATATCTTGGAGTCGTTCAATCTTAACATTGATAATGCGGATATGATGTGTCATGGCATCAGCGCGAACAAATAACTTGTTGCGCCAACCTTTGCTATTCTTCCAACTACTAACTAACATATCAAGTGTTTCCAACCCTTGTTCATGGTAAACGGTTTCATAACTTTGAGCAATGGCATAAATTTCACCAACTTTGTATCGAGATAAATGCATTTTATCTTCTCTAAATGTAAATGGAACAATTTGTCTCGCCATAGTCTTCCGACCTTCCAATACCGCTTGGGTTAATCCTAATTTATCGTTGAAAAATATCTTCTTCATAATCATATCAGTTTTAATGCTTCATGTAATCCAGCTTCAAGTGCTTCTTCATAAGTATCCCATTCCCCTCCGTCATTTGTTCCTTCATAAACAGAACTAGTTATATGAGTTCCATTGTCAGCTTTAGATATTTCGTATCCATAGCCACAAGCACAGTTATATACACATATATGAATATTTTTGGTTTCACGTAACCACTTTTGGGCGACGGATTGCGGAGGAACAGATAGGTATTTATAACAATGATTCAAAGTGGAAACATCTATGAGATATTTCCTTTCATTGAACCCCTTCTCTTTAAGCAGTTTTGCTGTTTCTAATGTTACAAGTTCTTCGGTCATGGTTATTCTCCTTTACACTCTTCACAATGCAATTTATAAGCATGTGCAAACATCTTTAACGTAACAGGATCAAAGTGAAAATCGGACTGTTTCCCTTCTATGACAACAGAAATACATAATTTACCATCTAAAAAGCAAATATATGCCTCACCATCTCCAATCCCTCTAATGGAAAAGGTTTGTGTCTGTACACTATCCATGATTCTCCTCCTTTAGTCTTTTAATTAGGGCATCAGCGCAATTAAGCGAATATTTAGCTACTGCCTCAGAATTAATACCATTCTCGTTTGCTATAACAACTTTAATAATGTCTTTTGCCAATTCGTACCTACGTTGTTCCCAATCAATGTTTTCACTAAAGAAATTAAGTTCTGCCAGCTTGAGATACATGTTTCCCACCAATGCAGTACCATCATCATATAAATCCTTAATCTCTACAATTTCTCCAGTTGATTTTACTCTTGCTTTCATATTTAATATTCTGATTTAATAATAGTACCAAATGAACGATACCGATGCCAAACTATATTTCCACGCTGAATTTCAGTAAGCCAATCACAAGCCTTAAAAACTTGTCCTACATTATATAGGAATGGTCTTTTTTGAATTTTTCTTTTTATTCTTGCTTTCATATTTAATCGAAATACATTACTTTCTTACCTATACATACTTTGAACCTTGAAAAAACTTCACTATGTTGTGTAATATTATTGGGATTATATTTGTTAACAAAACATCCAGTACGTTTATGGTATCTGACACAAGCATTTTCAGGAGATTTAGCCAATACATCTTTTTCATCTATAAAATCAGAAAACAAATCATCTCTGTATGATACCTTATACCACTTAACTTGGTTTCTTATCTTTTTAAAATACTTTGCTTTCATCATTCCTCCTTTGTTTTAAAATGTTCAATCAGTTCGTCTACGGTGGCCTTGCGCCATTTAAGAGATACTTCTAATATACTGTCATTGTCTTTATTATAAACCCAAATTCCTTCGGGTGAAATAAACCACTGAAACTTATCTGTATCATCCCTCAATGCTGCTAAAGCAAGGAAAAGCTCTTCATTGGTTCCACAATCAATCCTACCAGCACAATTCCAAGTTATATGCGGATCTTTTGAATCAAACATCTCATTCGTAATATTGGTGTACTTGGCATACTCCTTATTTGCTGCTGTTGCTAAACATAACTTCTTATTGTCAAATATCACTATTGATGGTTTATACCCTAATTCCTCCAGTTTTTTCCGAAGTTCCTGTGTGTCTTTACGTATAAAGCACGGTGTTGTAAATCCCATAATTATTCGTTTTTTAATAATCCTGATTTCCTCAATTTTTTTCTAAAATTCTTTTCATTTAAGGCTTGTTCATAATAGCAATTAGGTTCTATGACCGTTTCAGCCCTAGTTATAGGAAGCCCATTCAGTCCTATAGAAACATTATGTATAATAGAAGCTCTCTTTATCTCCCCTGTCTTAACGTTAAAAGAGAATAATATATGCCCTGGATTCCTCTTAACTTTTTTAATCAATTTATATTCTGTTTGTTGTTTTTGTAGATACTCTATCTGTTCTTTAGAAAGATCATCTTTTGTTACAATAGGTACTATATCCATTTACTTTTCCTCCTCTCCAACTTTAACATATCCGTTTTCAATGCACCAACACAGCATATCATAGGCTGCATCCAATAGGTTTCCTGACAATTTAAAAACAAATGGTTCACATATGCCTATTTGATAACTTATACACCAAGGTCCAGCAAAAGTAGGTTCAATGTGCAGCTTATTTTTTGTACCAAAGTCATTTATGTGTCGCGGTAACTTGCCGAGAATATCCTGCAAGGTAAAAACTCCACACTCTTCTTTTAAGGAATGATCGTAACTACTAGTGTCAACGTAATATAGATTAAAATGGACATTGTACCAATGGTGCTTAATTGCTTTTTCAGCATCTTCCCATAACAATTCGCAACCATCATCATCCGTGGCTATTAATACCATGCTTGCATCGCTTGTATCCAGCCCAAGCTCCTTCAAGTGCTTCATCTGCTCGATTGATAATGCCTGTTTCATTTCTTTTCCTCCTCTGTTTTAATATCCGTTACTTTGCCACGACTGACAAAACAGAAACATCCCATCACATTACACAGGTATGATTCATGCTCCATCTTACACTCTTTGCATTCTTTACATAATGAACATTCACTGCAAACGAAATTTTCATTGAACGTTTTGCTCATTTCATGCAACACACCATCTATTATTATTCCGCTATTTATTTCCATATTGTCTAATTAATTTAATTGCTAATAGAGGGTCTTTATCTCCTATTTGATTGATTAGCTTTGTAAATTTGTCCACTCTGCCATAGTGTCTAACGCAAATAGCATTTGCCTTCATCGAGCGTCCTAATCCGTATAAATACTCCATGCGTGCATTTCTACGGATATTCTTCATTATCTTTTTTGCTTGTCTTAATTTCATATCTCAATCTCCTTTCTCTTTAATCCGTTCAAGCACATCCCTGTTGGCTTCGAGTATATCATCAAAAGACGGGATGGGCATATAAGCGACAACTATTCCATGAAAAGAAATTGTATCATACACACGCTCTTCTGTCTCCCATTTCCCTTTTTTATACAATCCAGCAAAGTAACCTCTATGAATACCCCTCCATTCCAGAATAAATACAACACGCTTCCCCTCTTCCGGCAACCGTTCCTTAACACTTATCCAAGGGGATTGCTTTGATTGCCATTCGGCTCCGTCTTTGAATAACGGAACGGCATATTTTTCTATCGTTGCCGCAAAAGCATTATAAAGGCTTGTATCTTTATGCTTGCTATATCCATCTTTCAATTCTTGTAATATCTTCTCGCGTTCAATTCGAGCCGCTTCTTCTACAGTATGTTTCATAATCATTCTTTTATAAATTCAAGTTTGTACCCTAAATACCCCGATTTACCTTCCGCATCCATAGCCCGTCCTGTCAAGTTACCATAAAGTTCATCCATGATAATGTAAAATATTACTTTGGGTAATGGTTTTTGCAGATATTCAATGTACACATTAAATAATTCATGCTTTGGAGTTACCGTTTCGATTTCTCTGAAACATTCGGTTATCGGACGAAAATCAAATCCATTCTTCTTTGGGTTGGTCAATAGTTCCTTATAGGCAGCTACAAGACCAGGGGATAATTGTATTGTTTCACACTTCATACTTGTACTATTTCAAATTCATCTGCATGTTCCTTACCAATCCAATCCCGTTTCTGATTTTCAGTTGCGGTTTCATAGATTCTTCCTCGCTTAGACAAATGCCTTTTCCTAAAAATACCTTCTTCTCCAAGTTTGTCATAATCTCTTCTTGAAGGGGATAATCCCTTTGCCCTGCAAAAGAACAATCCCGTTTCCTTGTGTCTAAATTTTACTGCCATTATTAATCCTCGAACTTTTCAAAGTGTACATCTTGGTTATCTTGTCTCACATTACAAATGCAATAATGATCATTGCATTCTGGTTTACAATTAAAGAAGCATTTATCACATCCGCATATAATATCGCTATCTTTTTTCACGATAATTTTGGCCCCATCACATTCAAATACTTCTCCTATTTTTCTTTCCTGTCTCATAATTGTTCAATCTAAGTTCGTTTTGAGGATTATCCATTAAACTTAAACTCATCCATATATCCCATCTCTTTCAAGCGGATATTAAACTCTTCAACCGAATCATTATTAGGAATGAATCGCTCAAGAACATCGTTAAAAGGGTGCAGATCGTTTTTTAAAATATCATTAGCCTCTTCTTCTCCACGTTTCTTTCCTAATCGGTCTTTGCATACTTCTATGTAATCATCTTTTGTCATATTGTAGTGCGTGACTGTATCAACAATTGTACTAAACCTACAATATAAGCCGTTTGGCTGTTGGGCTATAAATGATCCCATAATTACCTCCTTCTAATCTGTTTTGAATTATTTTTTTATAACTACCGCCATTGTACTAATAGATGTGCCACTCTCTTTAAACTCGCCTGCGCTGATTTCAAACACTTCTCCATGTACTTTTTCCAACCATTCCCGGAACTCAACACATTTCTTTTCAGACGCGAATTTCCAATGCTGACTAGTTATAGCTGCAAGAATTCCACCTTCTTCCAAGCGTTCATACATAAGTCTTACATGGTCTATGTCTTGATTGCCGGAGAATGGAGGATTAGCAATAATCTTAGTGTAATGCCCTACACTGTCTTTCGTAAAATCTTCATCAAGCAATATTACGTTATCAAGTGTATGAAGGAACTCCCTGTTTTCTGGCATCAGTTCATAACATTCAACTGTTACTGACGGGCACGACCGATGAATCGCTTTTATCAGAGCACCACGTCCGGCACTTGGTTCAAGTACGGTATCTGTTTCATGAATTCCACCGGCAAGCATTACCAGCCAGTCTGCAATATCAGCAGGTGTTTCAAAGAACTGAAAATCTTTTTGCAAATCGCATCGCTTACCTTCTTTCAAGATGGAGAACACACGTTCCGGATTAAAAGGAAATGTGAAACCCTGTACCTTCCCACCTTGCCATGAGCCGCCGGCTTCTTCTATCCACTTTTTTGCTTCGGCATAAGATTTTTTGTTGAATTGAACTTGGGGAAGTTTGAGGATATTGTTCTCAAGAGTACAATGTTTCAATATCTCTTCCACGCTCCATTTCTTACCTTCATCAGCCTGTTTTTTCTTTTCGTCCGTTGAAGCGTCCGGCGCTAAAAGTGAAGATATTTTTTGAACAACTATGTTGCTTGCGTCCATGAAGGCACTGACGCAAGATATCGCTTCTATCAAAAAATCAGTGTCAACACACCCAGTATCGTCATAGATGTCTATCCCTTCGGTCATGGATGACAGTTCATTAAGCTGCGCTACACTACCATGTAACGTTTCGATTAAAATCTTTTTTTTGTTCATCATAACTTTTCTGTAAATAAATTCTAGTTGTGTCTACACTCCCGTGACCTAGAAGGTCAGCCAGTTGAATAACATCTTTGTTTTTTTTCAGGAACATTTTAGCAAAGAAATGCCGGAAGGCGTGCGCGTGCATCTTCCTTGGATCAATGCCGCAATGTTTTCCCCATGCTTTCAAGTGCTGGGAAAAGCCACGCTGTGTGATCGGTCCGAATCTCCCTACCGCAAAAATCCCGGTCTTACCATATTCTTTAGCGTAAACCTTTGCTTCTTGCTGTAGCTGTTTTTGAAAGAAAAATCGACGGTACTTGTTACCCTTTCCTTTTAATGTCACTTCCCCGGATATGATGTCTTCCCACGTAAACTGCTGGAATTCCGACAGACGGGCGCCCGTTGTTCCCAAAACCTTAATAAAGAAATAGTAATCCTTGTTGTTTTTTGCCTTGAGATATTCCAACAGCCGGTTATATTCCTCTTCGGTCGGCACATTGTTCACATCAAGCTTGCGCTTTATTTTGGGGCGCTTCAGTTCTATAGGCTTCTTCAGCCATTTGGAAAATCTTTCTATTGCTGTAATTCGCAAACGGATGGTAGCGGGAGATAATTTTTCTTCTTCAAGACTTTTTATAAACCTCCTGCAATTATCCATGTTTACCTCATTGGCATACTCGAAATACTTCTTCATTGAAGTATAATATAAATTAACTGTATGAGGGGAGTAGTCATTATTATCCGTCAACCATACTATAAAGTCATTCAATAGCTTTTTGCTCTTCTCGGATATGACGTCAAGTTTTTCCAGTGGCTTTACCGTCTTATCCCTCCTTCCATATCCGATGTTAAGGAAAGACAATAGATCGCATATAGCTGAACACATTATGGAATGACGCACCATGACATCTGCATTTTCACGCTTATAAACCAGATAGCCACGACGATTGACATCTTCAGTACGTTCAAGAAAATCCGTTACATATTTGATATATTTCCCGACAGTATCATAAGTCCTGCCTGTTGTGTATAAGTAGGAAATATAATCAGTTAATATCTTCTGCCTGTCATTATTCATAATCTTGTTTAATTAAATTACACCAATCATTGCTATCTTCGAAAAAACATCTGTATCCATTAGCCGTATGTTTGCCTCTCACTTTCCGACATATAGCACTGATCAAAGAAGGAGCCACGCCAATCATCTTACCAGCCATTTGTATCGAAGGGAATACTCCACATAATTTCTCATCCTTTATCAAAACAACGCTCTTTTTATTCATGCCTGCGCCAGTCTTATGCCAAGCCCCACGTCCTTTAGACAGATTTTTTATACTTCTGGCCTTGGAACGTTTTGAATGATAAACCATTTTACGACCCTTGTTGCGAGAAACACAACCTTTTAAAAATCGTCCGGTGATAAAGTCTCTCTCAAATCGCTCAGGCGGTATATATAATTCACTCATTTCTTCTCTGGTTATTGGTTAAATACTAATCTCTTTAAATTCGTATGGAGTAATCTTTCCTTTTTCTTTCACAGAAGAAAAGAATGAATCTGCTGGGCAAACACATTCGGGCATTTCACTCGTATTACAATCGTCGGGAACGGTTGCCAAGATGCATAAACCATCTGCTGGCAGATGCTCACAACTGACTTTATCATCCCAACCAATGTACTTTTGTGCTTCCTTTGCGATATCTTCACATCTATACCTATAATTTATGTAGGCATCATCCGCAGCTTTCAGTAACTTAGATATATTCATTTTCTGTTCCGTTTTTAACCATTTCCCTGATGTCAGGTAAATGATAATTATTATCAATTAAATTCTAATTGCTCTATCAGTCAACTGTTAATCAACTTCCACTAACTCACCGTTTTCCAGTCTATACCATGTGTCGGCCTTTACAATCTCTCCATCAACTACTACAGCCTTCCAATCGACAATATCATACGTATCTTCCCCTTCTTCAGCTATGACCAAAATTGCACCAATTCCGCCCTTTACCTGAACATTGTTACCTCTTGCCATTGACAAACCATTTGATCCGGTTGAAGCCTTTCCTCTTGCCGTGGCAGCACCATAATCACCAGCCGTGGCAGCCCCGCAATTACCAGCCGTGGCAGCACCATAATCACCAGCCGTGGCAGCACCTCTATTACCAGCCGTGGCAGCACCACTATCACCAGCCGTGGCAGCACCATAATCACCAGCCGTAGCAGGTTTTCCCGGTTCCGCATTACACTCGTTAGTACACCGTTCCTTGACAAAAGATACAGCTGCTTTCACAAGCCCCCTTATATCAAGCTCAGCGCCTATTCTAATTTTTGAAGAACAAACCTTGTCACTTTCTGAATCGTCTATTTGACCGCTCTGCTCAACCTCACAAAACCTTGACCTGGCTGGTGCATAGTAACCAAAAACATCCAGAGGGTAAGGACATGCATGAAAACCTTTCTCACATGCCTTTATGTCGCCTGTTTCTTCATACTCCTTACCTACCTCATACTTAAACCCTCTACAAGATAAATCTTTGTCAAACGCTTTATAAGCCTTTATTTTCTGTTCCATGATATTGTTTATTTGTTGTTATTTTGATATTTTGATTATTTTTTATTCAAAGATCGGGCATTTTCTTCTGCCCAACAGATGTATTCCATGAAGCCTGTAGCATGGCTTTTCGGGAATCGAATCGTATTTACGATATATGGCACAACGGCGGCAGATGCGATGTATACTGTATTTCCCTTTTGCGCCGTAACATACCACAGGATAACCGTCAGCAGTTTTCATGATTTTCTAAACAAATGACTGAACGCATTATCCAAATCCAGGTCCAAATTCAGTTTGGACGGGAAAGATTTAATGTATTCGTACATCTTATAAGCGAGGTTGTCATCATCACCGCACCTGTCAATCAGTGTGAGCAACATGGCGTTCACCATGTCAGAATCATTGCCGAAGTTTTCCTGAGTGGATTCGCTGCAATGATTCACATCACTTTTCAATCTCTTTATCGCGGCTATGGCTGTGTTGAAGTTTCTTTTTGAATCGTGTCTGAGTTCAAAGCCTTCCTTCTTGTATTTCTGCTGCATTTCAAGAAGGTTTGTCTCTAAAACGTCCGTGAGGACAAATACGATGTTGGTTATCGTATTCAGTTTGTCTGTTCCTTGCATGATCGTGTATTTTTTACCAATTATTTTATTTGATACAATCTATTTTAAAGCCGTATAATGAATTTTCCTACATGAAAGTATCAACTACAGGCTTTCTTGTTGAAAATCTTGTCACGGGGCTGGGAATACCGTCTATCGTCTTCTTTCTTCGCTCTGTCAATCCATCTTTGGAATTTGGCGGCTACAAGAGGACAGTGGATGCGTAGGTTCCTGTCGCGTTCCGCTTCCCATTCACGTATCTTTATAAGCGTTTCGGTATTCATGATTCTTTTATTTTGTTTCATTGCTCTTATGTTTTATATATTTCTGATTTACAGATATAAAGTTAGCTAATTTGCCACTTGTAAACAAATATTACTTCTTTTATTCACGCGGCTTTACAATTAATTAACATACTGAGAATCAGGTGTTTATATTATTGCCATTATACTTTAATTGTTCGCTACAAATTAGGCTACCCTCATGGTGATATCAGCATTTTTTTGGCTTTCTCATCTCCAGATTCCGCCCGACGTTTCAATTCGTTGTATAAAGTCAGGGAAGAATAACCTTCGGGCGGAATGAATCTTCTGCCATCTATCTCATCCTGCACCCTTTTCCGGTTTATCGCGTCCAGCTCATGATCCCTTTCGGGCTTGAACTCCTTGAAGAAGGCGTTGCCTATTCTTCTGGCATCGAAAGACGCGAATGAATTGTCATACTTCCCGGCCTTGTAGCGTGCGAAAAACAGCATCAGTTCGGAAAGCTTGTAAGCCTTGACCTGTGAGGCAAATGACTGACAAAAGATTCTTATCCCATCGGCAACGCCCTTTTCTTTGCTGTTGGAAGCCCCGAATATGCCGGACACCTGTATGTCAATCCAATATTCGGAAGAGCCACAGCCGTAAAGCGCATCATACTGCATCAGCGATGGACAGTCTGCCATATAAGCCCTTTCCGGGTTTTGAAGGGCATATCCCCACTGGACCGGTGAAAACACCCTTTCAACCTCAGAACGGTCTTTCCATCTGGTCAGCCAAGCCTTCTTCGAGGTCTCGCTTATGTTGTTGTAGCAAGCTAAGAGCGTAGGCGTTAACTTCCTGTTTGTCTGTATAATTGCGCCTATTGTTGTTTCCATTGTTCCGTTGTTTTTCAAGTTCAATTTTTAGCCATCGGGCAAAATGCGATTTTGCATCTTGGGGTGATTTAACAGTTTCTCCCTCGTTTTGGAGCTTCATAAAGAACTTCTCCAAATAATCATAAAAATCAGGAGGCGCGAAATCCTTATACCCACATAAACGAGTATTCATGCAGACAGCTTCCATCCATGAACTATTCGACTTCAATTCTTCATAGCACTCATCTAGCCCCCTTTCAAAAATCCCAGTCGGAATTTCTTCATACGCGCACGGGGGAGAGAGATAATTATCTTTGTCTTTATCTTTGTCTAATGCGCGTACATTATACTGTAAGGGCTTAGGTTCTACTTTAGGTTCATGGTTAGGTATAAGGTTAGGTTCTACTTTAGGTTCAACTTTAGGTGTCAAATTTTGATAGCTAATCTGATACCTTGTTTTGTCCCGTTGTCCTTTTCCGCCTGATTTGAATGTAATAAGACCCGCCTGAACTAATCTGTTACGTGCTGATTTCATTGAGTTGACCGACACTCCCACGTCAGATGATACCTTTGTATCACTACGCGTCCAGCTATCCACCCAGCCTAAACGATTCGCTGTTTTTAGCAAGTAAAAATAAAGCCTCGTTTCACAGCAGGTAAATTCCCAGTCTTCGTCAAGAGACCAAAACCAATTAATCAGTTCTATATAAGTCATATATTTTTAAATAATGTCCATATCTACTACAGAAGTGTTTTATTATACCAAAAGGATATTACGATAGAAATAAAATAAGCTCTATATTTTCATTGTTTCTATTTGTGGAACTCGGAAACAACTACTCATACAGAGCTAAATTATATCTTTATCATACGAGAGTTCCACCAATCGCATTTATTATTTTCACGGTGTAAAACTAATCAAAAGTGAAGTAAAAACAATCACTTTATGCCTTTTATTTTCCCGTTATTAACATTTTTTCTAATATCCTTTCCTTTGTAATGCCAAATCCTGCTTTGCAAATGATATTTGAGTACGTATGTTATCTCCAGCGTGAACAAGAGTTCGATTTATGCGATCTAGCCATACGACCAACTGATTAGCAGTCACACTTTGAGCTGCAACGAACTTAATTGCAACAGTTGCCGGAACTCGTGACAAGAATTCCATGTGTTGAGAATACACGTTTGCTGTCACTTGGTCTTGATATGCCTTTGCATCCGCCAAAAGTTTCCCACTTCTTGCAAGGTAGACATTTATATCTGTCAGACGATCTACCAATTCTTTCGGGTTATCACTGGCTGTTATTTCAAGAAAAGACTGCATCTCTTCTATTTCCTGTATGATAGGAAGTAGAGGACAATCATCTATCTTACACGAGCCCATTCCGTCATTTTTAGGGCAGTATTTACAATTTATTTCCATGATAATTATAAATTAAGTTATTATTTTAAATTACAATATACGCTTAGAACCAGTTATCTAATGCTCAATTCATACAGAAGTCAAGAAAAAACAGATTGCTTTTCTCTGCCTCGTATTCATCTATATGAGAACCACAAGATTTCAGTTCTGATACCTCATGCTTTAAATTTTCGTTTTCAGCTTGCAAGCGATAACATTCTGCTTTACATTGGGCATATTCCGTAAATGCCTTCAGCATTGCCATGTACTGATTATAATCTATCTCTATCTTCATAACGATGTGTTTTTACTGTGATAATTACTCTAAACCTACCGCCCGAATTGACGGTAGGGCGTCATAAATGAGAACGTTGGTTAACCCCCATACGGCACTTACGCTTTTTATATGTGGCAAAATATTTCTTACAAAACCTGCTCTAATAATTACTTAGGGCAGGACACTTCCACGTGTTTCCATTGCTCTTAAATTCTATTCCCTGACCTTGTTTATTGAAAGTTCCGGGAACTTATTTCCTTTCACCTGCTCTGCCATTACATACATATAGCAGAAATCGGCTGCTTGCTTATAAGTTTCAAACTTGAAAACAACATTTGAACCCTTTTTTGAGACCTTGTATTTCATTGTATGAGTTTATATTGGTTTCATTATAGCTCCATTAAGACGCTGTGTAGTTCTTATGTAATCATCAAGAAGCTCTTGTAATATGAAGTCCGGATAAACGTTCACAACACCGAAACGGTCTATGTTCACCTTATTTACCGGATACCCCCTTTTCCTACACAGACGTGTAGCGTCATTGCCGAGCTTCGAAATGTCACTTACATAAATGGGGAGCTTATGCCTCTGCACGTATGCAGACATAGTGGAACACCCATATTCACCAATAGCTTTTTGGGAAAGTTTTTTAACCTCATCTTCTAGCGCACCTAACCTTAGTTCTGTAGATTTAAGCCTGTTTTCCTGTTCCACATTGGTTTTGGCCAGTTGAAGAATCAATTCTGCCTGGCTCATTTCAACGGTTGAATTCAAAATATGATCCATTGCTCTATATTTTTATATTAAAGTATTGTGTTTTATAAATTAATCGAACGGTTTATCGCTGTTCTTATATCGTTACGATAATCACGTTTCCAATCATTACGTCCCATGCGTGAACCGTAATAGGAACGGTAGTTTCTATAGTCACGATTGCCGTACTTCGATTTGTATTCGGCTGCACGCTTGGCGTTTTCTTCATTAATCTTTGCTGCTTCCTTAGCTTCAGCCCATGCTTTTTTAAGGCAGTAACTAAATGTAGCATTGAAGGTATGATTGAAAATGTAATGCGCTCTCTTCATTATGTCTGATAAATTGTAACGTTTCATATATTTAGGAGTTAATTGTTATTAGTTCTTTTATTTGATGCAAAGATACAGTATTTACTGTATGTTACCAAACAAAACAACTATAATATACTATTTCTTTTGCATAAATTAATATAGTATATACTGTATTCTTCATAAATAATCTGTATTTTTGAAATCAAAAAGATAATTATGAGAATAAAGGAACTTTTAAAAGCGAAACATTACACACAACAAGAATTGGCAGATAAAATGAATGTAAGCCTATCTGCTGTTAGACAAATGGTTGCGGCTGAATCATTGACAACTGCTACACTTGAAAAAATCGCCACTGCCCTCAACGTCCCCATGTGGCAGCTATTCGCGTCCCCGGAAGAAGTGCAGCTACCCTCAAACGTTCATTCTATCAAATGCCCACATTGCGGAAACGAGTTCCCAGTTAGCGTGAATGTTGAACTTAAAACCAAATAGTATGAAAGAGATCCTAATCATATTAATGTTTATTGTACCAGTCTTTGCAAGTGCGCAAGAATATAGCAATTTGACATCTAAAGACTCACTTAATATAAACATGGATTCTTCACAGGTTGTTGTTGATTCTATTGTGGAAGCCAATTTAAAAAAAGAGCAAATAACAGCTATTGGCGGAATACCTTTTGGAATTTCCAGAGAAAAAGCCCTACCTGTATTAAGAAACAAATATGGGGAAGAAGACTATCTTTCTGACAATAAGCACATAGTCTTTAAAAACATAAAATATGCAGGTGTAGATTTTAACTCTGTATATTTCCTTTTTCAATCAGACGGTATTAATAGCTATTTTAATGCTTGCATATTTATCCTAAATGCAAAAACGAAAAAAGGAGCCATTGACAAACAAGACGAAATGAGAGCTCTTTTATCTAAAAAATACAATTTATCTTCTTTTACAGATAATAACGGATTCAACTTATATGTTGGAGGTGTATCCCCATTATGGAACGGTAGTTGGAAATCATTTTTAGAAGGGAATTATACTGGTGCTGTTCATATAGACATTATAAATTATGACGAAGAATTAGCCCAAAATGCTGGATTTGAATATTCCGTCCGCATAATTTATGGTCCTTTCAATTACGTAAAAGAAGAATTTTGAGTCTAAATGCATTAGAAATGACCGTATGGATACTTTCTATTATCGTGTCTGTTATAGCCTTATTTATAAGCTGTACCGTAATGTATAGATGAATATAAGGGATGCGAATGCACCCCTTTATTATATCAACTAAGAATTAATAAGATTAATGATACCTTGCCTGCCAATTCCGGTAATCTTTCTATGGTAGATAATATGGCCATTGTCAGCAACCTCTTGCTTTATATCAAACCAGCCAAGGGTTGCGTATTTGGTATATGGAACCCATGTCTGATTAACCTTGTACTGCACACCAAGTTCTTTTAAACGGTTATTGAGTTCAATTGCCGATTTAAGCCCCAATTCTTTAGCAACTTCCGTACATGTATAGGTCTTATTTACATGGGTAAGAACAGCAACCTGTTTCTCGGCTTCAATACGTGCAGACCGTTCTTCTTTTAGCTTAGTGAGAAGTTCAATACCAAAATCTGGATTATTCAATATCTGGTCAATAACATTGTCGGTAGCATATATGCCATGCTTGCGGATTGAAGGAAGGATTTCACTAGTTACCCATTTACGGAAAGTTTTAGCCTGCGGCTTACGACTATCAAGTATTACATCATATAAACCGTCTTCATTAATAAAAATCATTTCTTGTTGTCTACCAAGAGAGTCCGGGATGACCTCATTAGTAATGACCTCACCACAAAGTCTTGTTTTTACTTGACTAGGATTTCCTAATTCCAAAACTTTGCAAACATCTGCAAGACAAAACAAAGGTTTATCACTTGTTCCGGCTACACGAACTTCACCGAACGATTCATTCTTGAAAATCTGAATATTGTCCATAATAAAGTCTTTTCGTTTGAGGACGTACCGCACTTCTTCATGCGGAGATAAAAGGCGAAAGCCATGCAGGGGGTTGTGACCTACACAGCTTTCTATATCTTAATCCTCTGATTAATTCTAAATTTAATAAGTACAACCCAATGCACTGCAAATATACGGATAATTTTCAAAAGTGACACTTTAAGAGCCATTTTTTAAGAAAAAAAAGAGAGGTGCAAATACACCCCTCTTATGAAGATACAGCATGGCTTCACAGCTTTCCGTATCTTGATGATACATAAAAAACGTAAGTGCCAAAAACATTTACATCATTATTCTACAAGCTGAAAACAAAATGTCAAAGAGCGTTCGCGTAAAATCAAACCTACATTTATATGTCTTTTAAATAGTTATCCACGATATCAATAAAATCATCCAGCGACTTGACAACAACGTACTTGTTACCATTCGCCTCACATTCCTTTTGCCATTCTTTTTGGACCGGTCTTTGGTATTCTCCCGGCTTTTTCATTTCCACACACAAAGCTCCATAGAAACGATTGCTCTTAAGAAGTATCAGGTCTGCGACTCCGGGAAGCATACCTTCATCTTTCATATAAGCTCCGTTCCTTGCAGAACGTCTTGCCGCATTAGGAACAGCAAACAGCATATTTCTGAGATGGGGATATTTTAAACGGAAATATCTAACACAAGAACATTGTATTTTATGCTCTTCATTTTTGGGCTTACTACGGCTGCTTGCCACACAAGCCTTGGATTTCATCTCTTCGTATGTCATAACACTTCAACAAGTTTAAAACCAAGTAACATCAACAATTCGTTGAATTTCTCTTTATACCAAAGTGGCTGTGTTTCTTTGGGATTATTAGGGTTGACTTGGTTCTCACCGTATGGAAGCCCGGATTCAGTTATAGATTTGAAATGCTTATCTCTACCTTTTGATGATTTCCTTTTAATATCACACAAGATACCTTTCTGAATCGCTCTTTGATTAAACGCCTGTGCGCTGATAGACAGACCCGCTTCTTTGAGTAATTCAGTAGCAGATTTGAGTATTCCATGTGATGGAGTATAATCAGGGGTCGGCAACCCAAGAGGTGCAGCTATACTCTTTGCCAGCATCAATTTAGATGTATCGTTTAAATTAAGCGTCTTTATAAGCCATGTAGCTACTTTCATTTTGTCGGAGATGGTTGGCTGTTTCACTTCTGTTTTTACCGAAGTGATTATTGGTTCTGCTTTCCCTGTTTCCAACGCTTCCCATCTATCAATAATCTTTGCTCTAAGTACAACATCATAACCACTCGCTAACAATATACTTGCTTTTTTGTTAAGGCTGTATAATGTTCTTTGTTCGCCTTTTGCATCTTGATAAGAATCTTCTGTAATTACATATTGTGAACCTCCAACGCTAAAAGCAAAATTCAACAATTTCTTTTGTGTTGATTCAGATAGATACTTGTATTGAGTTCTATCTCCTCGATGGTAATCTTCTTCAACCAATCCAGATGTGGATTCGTTAGATTTCTTCAAGCTTTCTATCATGTTGCGAATATCTCTCATAACATGAGCGTGTTGTTTACCTGTGAGTTCGGCAATTTCAAGCGAACTCATTGTTTGTTTTGATAAAATAATTTCTTTTGTTTTCATATTTTATTCGTCACATAATTTCATAAAACACATCCATATCGTCTTACTTTGTCTACCAGTTGTATGTCCAAATAGAGGTTTGAAAGGAATAACAGACAAAACATCTGATGCTTTTATCTCGCTTTCATTCCATTTGAAGATAAGTGTACCATTCGGTTTTAATACCCTCATGCACTCCTTGAAACCTTCATGAATAATACTTTTCCAATCATCAGGCAACTTGCCATATTTCTTTGCCATCCATGAATTTTCTCCAAGTGTTTTCAGGTGTGGTGGATCAAATACAACTTGATAGAAAGAATTATCTTCAAATGGTAAATTAGTAAAATCTGCGACAATATCAGGTTTTACCTCTATAGTCCTTATCTTATCCCTATCTTTGGCTGTAAGTGTTTCTGAACGTTTGTCAACAAATAACACATTAGGATTTTGTTTATCAAACCAAAACATACGACTACCACAACAAGCATCCAATATTAATTTATCGTTTTTCATTTTCGTTACTTATTTGTTTCATCCCAATTAAAGGACCCGAAGCGTATTCTCCGGGGCACAACCATTATTTATTAACCCATGCCATTTATGTGTGGCTCACATTTATGAGGGGCGTAGGGGAATCGAACCCACTAATCATAATTGGGCAGTGCCAGCAATCATGATTAACTTGCCGATTGAAGCTTCATAAATCAACAAGCCCTTACAATGTATATTGTGCACTTATCCATAATAAGGAACACAGCCAGTGCTTACGCCCCATTTTCGCCCACTATATCTTCACAGACAGAGCAGGCATGTAAACAAATGCACTTAATCAAAATTAAAATTATCCTCACCGTTAGGTTCTTCGTCCGGAAGGTCATTACCGAAATCCATCGGAATGAACCAGTCTGAAATATAGTCTTCCATATCAGTCAATTTTTAAGCATTAGGAAATTCTGGTTTAACATCTGAATTTGCTTCATAAGGATAAACATCCATAATAGCAGTTTCCGCTACCGAAGCAATCACGTAGTCTGCCATTGTGCCTTTCATTCCTTCATCCAGTTTCTTGGCTGCATCTCTCAAGTCGGATGCTTGAACAAGAATGTTTGTGGATGTTTTCTTTTCCGCACCAGTCTTTTCATCCAATGTGATAAAGTATAACTTGCATTTAAAATACCTGTCAGCAGATTCTTCATCTGAGAAAAATATCTCAGAATAGTTGGCACGTTTTATGTCAGAAACAGTAAATTCACCGCTGATAAACGGTGTCATTTCCTCAATACATCTTCCTTCGCTTTCTGTAAAAGATAAAGAATCAAATAAATAAGATTCTGTGACTTTTTTATTCATCCCGTTTTCCATTACTTTCTCATAACGAATTTTACACTCAAACCATGTGTGCATCATAATCATTCCTCCTTTGTCTTGTTACGTTCCTTAATCATTGCATCAGCTATCTGATAAGCTGATTTAGCCTGTCCTTCATAGTAGTAGTTTGTAACACTAGCTTCTTTGGACGGAAAAAACAATGTTACAACTCTATTCCATAAAGTTCTTCTGCGTTTTGCTGTCATCATCATACACTTCATCGCTTCAAGCGCAATATGATCGCGCGATATGTTGCTTTCCATAATCAGTCCTCTTCTTGTATTAGTCGTTTAATCAATTCTTTTTTCCATCCTTGAATAAATCCATTCTCATCAATATTCATAATGATGTAGTCGCCATATCCTTCATCTGCCGGACACATAATCTTAGGTACATATCCGTCATAAGAGGTGATAACGTTTTTGTTCCCATCAAGAATATCACAAAGGAAATCATCGCACACTTTATAATGAACACGGGCAGTTGTTCCTTGGGACCAGTTGACTATTTGTCCTGTTTCAATATCTATCAGTGGTCGCCAACGCCAGTTATAACCACGCAGCACCATGTGTTGTTCTCCCATATATTCGGCACAAGGCATCTGGGGGATTCCATCCGTTTCTTCACAATCGGTATCCTCCATACCGTTGATGTATCCGTCATCCCAATAGCGTACACCTGCATCCACTTCTAAGTAGACCGCTTCAAATTCTGTTGGTTTGTTGATTATAATTTTCATTTTCTTGCTTTGTTTTTAAGTTTCTTACTAATTTTCCTGCATTGCCTTGCTTTATCCAGCTCACAAGGTTTCCGGCAATACTTGTCTATAAGTCCGGCACATCTATCAAGAAGGTGGATTAAATTTTGTATATCTGTTTTGCATAGGTCCATAACATCAGAATGGCAAATCGTCCAAATTTTCATCCACTTGTGCGGTGGGTGCATTTACAGACGAAGAAGCGTTTTGCACCTCATAAGGCTTCATGTTACCTATATACGGAACGGATTTAAGCTCGTCCTCCGTCATGCGTTCGCGAATTTCTTTGGCGAGCGACTGTCGTATGCTGTGCGTGTCACCATACTTGCCGGGCGACTGGTTTTCCCAAGCGGTGGAGTCAATGTACGCGCCTTTGGCTTTCAGGTTATCATCTGCCGATATGAAGATGTTATTGTCTTCAATAGGTATGAAAACACCTCTTTTTGTAGATGTCGCGCCTTTTACAGTTACAACGCAGGAGTTTTTAAATTTTAGTAAATTCAATTTTATGCTATAATTCATAACTTAGTATATATTAAAGTTCTATCTTGTCAAAGTCAATGCCGCGTTCATTCATGAAGTCACCCAAGGCAATGATATTCTCACGAGTGGTGGTGACTTTGAAAGCTCTCGTTAACAGTTCAGGCTGTTGTGCTTCGGGCTGATTAATAAAAGGAGGTTGATATTTTATTTTTTGGCTTGCTACAGCAAATGGATTGACAGGACGTACCAAAAGTTGTTCGGATTCCTCTTTCCTCTGCGCTTCTTCAGCAGCATTTCTTTCCTGCTCTGCCTTGATGCGCGCCTCTTCTGCTGCTTTGGCACGCTCACGCTGCTCCTTCAGACGGTTGGCATACTGGATGGTGGATGAGATATTGAGCGTATCCATATAATAAGTACGAAGGACATCGAAATCCTCACAAAACCCCTTTAGTGTAGAAAGTTCGTTCTCAATCTTAGCAAATATGGCATCAATATCGTTGCATACAGACTTCATGCTTGCGGATTTGTTGAGCCACTCAGACTTGAAAACCTTATTGAAGTCTACAAGGTTAACATTCAATCCATCAAAGTAGGTCTTGATAGTGGCTTTCTTCCTATCCTTGTATTGCTGTTCGTTCTGCTTGACTACCGTGTCAATCTTGGCAGAGCACTCGCCGATAAGTTTCACGGTTTCGGTTACAACGTCCTTGAACTCCCCGAAAGGTTTCATGAATTCTTTCTCAATTTCAAGACGTTTGGCATTGAGGGCTTTCGCCGCCTTGTTTAAAGCTGCCTTGTCTTTCTTTGCCTGATCGATATTCTCATCGTTATAATTGGAGATATCATACATTGGCAAAGCGGCTTTTACCATATCTCTGATTTGCTTTGCGTTGGTAGTAAGACTACCTAACGTCTTTTCACTCACGACCAGTTCTAGGTCGCTTTCTTGAATTGCTAATTGTGTGTTCATTGCTCTATATCGGCTATTTGGTTAATAATATCGTCTGCCATACGAATGCGTTTCTCCATTTCTGCAAAAAACTTTTCATCTGGTAGTATACGGACGATGTGAATAGGATCTTTTTGGAAAGGATTGTAAGCAACAAAATCCGTCCAGATTGCATTACAGCACATCATGTGAGCCATACACTGATAGAAGTATTCATACTTGACTTTGAGGAGCGAATCATTGTCATAAACTTCACTCTTATATTTCATAAATGTGTTCTGAGACGGACATTTTATCTCAATACATCCACGCTCCCCAGATTCTTCATCATAAAAGAACCCGTCAGGACTACTGGCAAAGTTGGGGATAGTGGGGTGTTTACACGACCCCACTTCTACAATATGCCTTCCTGTTAACCTTGAATACAAATCACGTGCGCTTGCTTCCTGCTCTGTTCCGAATCTCATTGCTTTGCTCTCTACATTAACAGCAGACAAATACTCGGCAAATGCAATATCATCGTTTACAATCTCAGGATTCATAGCTCTTTCTGCCGCAACTTGGAAAATGTAATTCTTGGCAGTATCGCTGAACATGTCACTTCTGCCGCTTTTCATAAGCAAGCCGACACTACTACCAGTAATGTTACCAAGGCGACATCTAAACCAGTCAAGTGACCTTTGATCTGCATTTTCTATCATAACAACGTTTTTTGAATAGGTTTATCATTTGCTTTAGTTTGGGGCTGATTTACCGGCTGTTCTGCTTTTGGTTGTTCTTCAACTCCTGCGGCTTTTGCTGCGATTTCGGCAAGTTTATTAGCTTTTGCTGATTTATCAATAATTTCCTCATATTCTGCATCCTGAATATCTTCAACTTCTTCCTTGGTTAAGAATCCCATTGATATTTCAGGACAATAGGCGCGTTGCCAAAAAGCAGCCGCACGATAAGTAAGCATCAAATTTGGCATTGTAACCCATTTGCTTCCGGACTTTGTATACCACCCTTCCTTTATTGCCATTTCAATAGTTATCGGATCTGATTCAAGAACTTCTTTAGTAGAAAGTTCAGTGGCATAAGCAATACATTCAATATTATCCACATCAGTACCATCGAACTCTTTTACAACGATTGTATTGCGTCTGTTTGTAGCATCCCACACTGTTTCATTGTATTTTACTTTACCAACCTTCCCAAGCGTTCTTTTCCGATACCTAAGTGAAGTGTATTTGCCACTCATGTTAATGGTAGCGATAAGGAACTTACTTGACCATGACGGATTTCCCTTAACAACATAGAGATTCTGCATTATCATTAACGGATTAGCATTCATTCTCATTGCCATATCAAGCGCAATCACACAATTTCCTGTATTCCCTTTATAAGCTTCAGGAACGATTGTACTTTCAGTGTACATCTTGGCCATGCGCTGCATAACCTCAAACTGTTTCACGGTTTGCCCTACCGGTGTCATTGCAAACTCGGCCGCTTGTTTGGCCTGAATAATCTGTAATTCTGTAACTTGATTGTTTTCTTCCATTGCTCTAATATTTAAAAGTTTAACAATATCTTGATAACCCCTGCGCTAAGCAAAGGCTGGTTCTTTCTTCTTCTAAGATTTTATCAGTATATCCTGACGAAAGCTTTGAAATGTGTAATTTTAAATTCTGATCAATCTGTCCTTTAACATCGGATATATCTTCCTTGATAAGCTGAATAATTTCTTCCTTAGACGAATACCCGTATTCAGGAAGATATTCAAGTTTACATGATTCAACTTTTTTCAGTTCTTCTTCCAATTGATATAGTTCATCATACATTCTGTTCTCTTTTATAGGTTTCATAAACAATGCCTACAGCAGCCAACAATTCTTTCATTCTTGAATTTTTCTGTTCCACGGCATCATACATGGATGCTTTAAATTGAACTTCAACAGTATAATTGGCAAGTTCTTCGTGACTCATAGCCAACAGTTCTTCTTTTGTTTTCATTGCTCTTATGTGCATTTAGTTATACATATTTTACTTTTAGTATTACATCTACCGGATTATCCTTCATTGAAGAAAAAGCGTCAAGTACCTTTTCCTTAATAATCCTAATCGGAATGTCTATAATTCTTTCCTCTACAACTGAAACAGGAATCTTACTACCATTATATGTCAACAGTGTAATTGATTGAATTACATACGGACGTTTTTTATTCATCTTCATGTTCTAATCTTTTACTATGCTTCTCTATATATATTGAAGAACAAGAAAAAATAAAAAATGAAATCCAAAACCAAACATTATCAGGATTGGCAAGCAATATTACCATAATCAATGATAAAGCCCAAATAGTTAAAATTGGTGTTCTTTTCATAACTTATTGATTATCTTTTTATTATGATGTAAAACTACTTTATTTTTGACTTTTACCCAAAAATTACACTTTGAAAATACTTGTCATTAACATGATATAACAGTTTGATAATCAAGATTTTAAGGAAGCGTACTTCACTACATCGTAAGCATTGCAATACCATCTTCCATTTTGGCGATTGGCAGGGTTCTTTTCGGCTCGTATCGCCCCAGAACCAACCAAACGAAACAGACGAGATCTACCTCCAACTATATCAGCAGCCTCACGTTGACCAAAAGTCTTATCATTAAGGACTATCTTCAATACATCTTCATCAATCATATCTATTCTTTGAAAAGGTTATTCTTATGGGCATATTGGATAAATTCAGATTTCTCGTGAATATCCAACTTTAAATAAACCGATTTAATATGGTTTTTAACTGTATGAGGGGAAAGATAAAGCCTTTCTGCAATATCCTCATTATTAAAGCCTTCATATACCAACTGCATAACTCTCATTTCCGCATCTGATATACAACAGTTGAATTGTGGACAGCAAATAACGCCCTCATATCTGCATTCACCACGCATAGGACATCTCACACGTTCAAAGTTGAATCCACCTTTTTTATCTATATCCCTGCTAGTATTATCCAACTCTCCAAAATTGCACTTGCAAAATCTATTTACCATAAGAAATTGAAAGTATGGGATATTCTGCGAGCTTCTGCTATAACACTCCATTAATGCTTTATACGCTTCAGGATAACACTCCCTTATACGTTCGAGGATATCTTTCACAAGAACAGTTTCTTTATCTGTTATCGGTTTATTGCTTCCGTCAGGAAACATGCACCAAAGTTCATCTTCAAATATGTAAAACTCTAAATCATTCATCATTCCATACATTTTAGTCGGACCATAGATTTTCAGGAGATATCCCTGTTATTTCAGAAAGGGCAGCGATATGTTCTGGGTTATTAGGTTTCATTCCATATACAACCCAGTTTCTTACAGCAGTAAAAGACACTCCTGTCTTTTTTATCACCTCGTTGATAAACTCAGTTTTGGGATGAGTAGCATTTGGAAGATTTGAATAATAGTCCTTTAAGGTTATTTTATCACCTTCACAAAGCTTTTTGGTTGTTTTTAAATCATCTTTCATTATCTTTGTAGTGTTATATAATTAATAGCAATGCAAATATATCCATTTTGAGGATAAAATGAATATTTTTATATTTAAATATCCTTAAAATGGATAATAAAAATCACTTGTATGGATAATGGAGAAGAAAACAGGCTGAAACAGTTCAGAATTCACATGAACATGACGCAACAGCAAATGGCTGATCTACTTAAGGTCGGTCAGAATACCTATTCAAGAATAGAGAATGGAGTTACAGCTTTCAAGGATGTATACAAAAAAATAATAGAGGATAAGTATCATCTCACAACAGGATGGTTATCTGGTGCTGATGTACCTATGTTTAAAAAATACGATGCGGTAGCTGGAATTATAGAAAAGGGTATTTCTGGAAGTAATAAAGAGAAGCTAAAAGAAAAGATTTTAGAAGAACTTATAGAACAAAAACTGGAAGGTAAAAGTGATTCCATTTCTATGAGCAGAGAAGTTTTTGAACAGATATCAAGACTTACTGAAACCGTGTTGTCTCAGCAAAGAACTATAGAATCAATGCAGGAACAGAATAAAAAATTTCTTGCCCAGCAGGAAAATGTTGTCAGATGTGCTCATGTAAGTGGGTCGGATATTTCAACGAGCGACATAAAGAACCAAAATATTAATAAGGGAATAAGATGAATATATCAGATGAAGGAATAGCTATAAGCAATCGTTTTTTTAAAGCTATAGCAATATTAAAAGAACAGAAAAAGATTAGAGGACTTCAAACTTTCACAAGAAAACACAATCTGAACAGATGGAATGTGAACCAAGTAAAGTTTTATCCAGGTCGAAGTGTGTTAAAACCTGAATGGATTGTATATATACATGAAGATTACGGGATTTCTGTAGAATGGATAGTACTAGGAAAAGAACCTATTTTTGATCCAAACTGGAAAGAGCATAAATAAAAAATGTGCAAGAACTTATCCTTGCACATTTTTTGATAACTTGCAACATACTATATTACAAGCAATTAATCTATAAATTGGATAAACATTCGTAATGAATAGGTCCCGGGTTCGAGTCCCGGTTTCGGCTCAAGAAGCGGTAGAATATCGCTTCTTTTTATTTTATATAGTTCTCTTTTTCCATATAATAAAGCCCTTCTCCACGGTCACCATTCTCTAAATCAGTTAACTCTACTTTAAATATTCGGTAGGGGAGAATATTTTTCTGGTGTCTGGGCATATCCACGGTCAGCAGATAGGCATTGCCGTATTCGGTAGCATCGAAGTACTCTTTTATCTCTTGTTTCATCAGAACAGGTACTTCTTCTCCATCTATCCAAACGATAGCTTTTAGTTTGTCAGCCGATGGTGCCAGCAAAACGCCTTTGGCTTGTTTGCTTAAACCTGTTTGCTCAATCTTGCTAAGATCCTGTGCATGTACAAGTGAGGATTTTTCTTCTTTTTGCCATTGCAGGGTACGGGTCAGACTCATGGGGCGAACATATATCTGATAGGTGGGCATGCCTCCAGGGATGTGGAAAATACGTAGTCCATAGACTTCCATACGATGATAGCGAATGTTGAGAGTGGTATCACGATCGGCAATGAAATTCCATGCCCAAAATTCGAGACGTTGGTCTTTTTCCGCTAGTCCGGGTTTTACGGTATGTGGGTAGGTAGACATATTGATAGCTCCCATACTTTGATACTTTCCTTTAGGAATACGGGTGGTGTAGTATCCGTTTTTGTCAGTGATGGCTTGTTTAATGTCATCAAAAGAGGGGCTCTGCCAAAAGATGGAACAACTGTCAATGGGTTGTCCGTTATAATCTGTTACTTGTCCGCGTATGGTTACTGAATCCCGTTGTTGTGCATATCCAGCAGAATAAAGAAAAAATAGGATAAAAAGGAGAATCAATTTAGGAATAAAAGGTGTTTTCAT